GCTTGCCATGATTGGCTGGTGCTAGTGGAGTTTCATGTGCAGATAGGGAGAGAGCAACCACGCCAGTAGTAGTGATGATAGCCGCGCAGAAGGCGATGAGAGTTCTCTGGATGGGTCGCCAATCTCTGTGTCGTGGAGGTGGCGGTGGAGGTGGGATGTCGTATGGGTTGTCATTGTATACCACGCTATGATTCTTCCCTTCCATCCTCGTTTGTTCGTAATGTGAACACTACCTTCCTATCATAGCGTATGTTGTCTAGAGACTACGTGTTACTTACGCAGCGCATTGAGGAGGCAGTGGGTGCTGCCTCCCCACGTCTCAATCAGCCTTGTTGCTTTATTTGGACCATGCGTTGTGTAAGTTCCCAGAGAAGTGTTTCCATTTTCGTCAGGTTGTCGATCCCGGTGATGCCGCGAGTTGTACGCTTCTTTCCACGGTTTTTAAAATCACGGCGAGTCTGATTGCCCTCACGAAGATTTTCTTCCAACACGTTCATGACCGTAAAAGCGTCATCGGCGTAATCTTCTGGGCGATGAGGCGCGAGAAAATCTTGAGGCTTATAGAGATCAATCGCTCTTGTTTTGCCTGTCTGCTCATCCTCATCCTCATCAAATCGTCCTTTCATGCCCAGCTCTGAGAGGAGGAGTTGCTCTTGCCTCGTCAGTTCAACGGATTTCATTTCCTGGACGGTCTCCATCACCTGTTCAGATTGTTTGCCCAGAGCAAGGGTACTCTCTACGACTTCGCCAACGATGGTATCGCCACCTCTATGATAGACCTTGTAGGTATTGAGGATATCGCCTCGAATGAGTCCGTTGGTGCAGACGAGTCGGAAAATGCCGTCTCGTACGATGTAGCCAGAAGTTCCATCGTGTGAGTTCTCCAAAAGAATCTGATGACGTTCTGTCAACTCAACTCCCAGATGATCTCGATGGGTAAGCGTCACCAGATGTTTGGTATATTCAGCCTTCCCTTCAATTCTGGAGCCAGATTGCATGACTTTTGTCGGCACATATCCCGTTTCTCTCTCAACCACCTCAAGGATCTGGCTGGTCGGGATATACGTATATCGCTGTGATCTCGACTCATGCTTCTGTTCCGCGAAAACTGAGGGACAATATTTCAGAATTTCCTCACTCGAAAGTCCGTTTAAATTCAGTACTGATGATGCTTGTGCCATGATATAATCTCCTTTGAATACCAGGAACACAGGTTCTCAATGCTGCCCTGGTTCGTTTCACCTGCCGTCATGCTTCTGCTTGGCGGCTTTCTTTTCTACCTTTATTGTAACCGACACCAGTTACAATTGTCAAGCCATTTTGAGGCAATTTCTAGGGGGTTGCAGAAATTGATTGGTATCGGTTACAATGTGAGAAAGAGAAAACAGTAAGGAGAGGGATTATGCCTGTGCAGATTGATGGGAAAGAACTTTGGACGCCAAAGGAGGTATCCAAAGCATTTCATGTGCATGAAAGTAAACTGAGAAGGATGGCACAATTACACCTCATTCCATCCATTTCCGTGAATAAATCCATGAGACTTTATGATTATGAGGAACTCCGCCAGATCGATGATGAGATCTGGGATCAACATGTTCGAGGGGTAAAGAAGCCACAGGGGAATCATCGCTACTATTCACGTCTTCGGCGGAAAACAGAGGAGAAGGCTGTCTCATGAACCAGGCTGAACAACTTCAAGTCACGACAACCTATCAGGAGGCGTTTTCTGAGTGGTTTGGACGTTTCTACCAAGAATGGCAGCGACAACGTGAAACATCTCTTGCAGACCCTGGAGATCCACACGCCTTTGTGGCGCAACTGCGTGAGTACTATCAACAAGAATTGGAGCCAGAGCAGGCGTTTCTAGAGTGGAGACAATCGATGATGGAATGGGAAGGATAGGTTATCTCTCTCATTGCGTCAACCCAAGCAGATGTTTGAGTGCTTGGGACGCGACCAGAATGGCTGTACTCCCGGTGAGACACTCCTCAATGACCTTTTCTGGGTTCTTCGCCTGACCGATCTGTAATGCTTGAATGGCGGCCCGTATCTGTGTAGATCGCTCCTCGATGAGGGTGAACTGCTCATTCAGGTCCTGTTGCTGTTCTTCTGTGAATTTCACTTCTTCTCCTGTTCTTCTAACTTCTGTGGAAACACCACCCGAAACGCGATTGAGAGAGGATCACCATCTTTCTTCCGATCGGGTGTAACTGGACTCGGTTTAGTAGGAAACACAAAGAACCGTTGCTCTCCCTCGGTCCAGATAACCAGATCCATTTCAACACGTGAAATGGTCTTGGCAAGCGACCCCTGCATCTCCCAATACATGAGGTGTGTCTCGTGGTCACAACCTTTGAGCCACTCAGGTTCCTCTAGCTCGTTGTACTGCTTCATCACACAGACACTCCATGCTTGTCCGTCGTGCGCGTAGGAAAGATCTGCAGGAATCTCTAGAGGCTGGATATATTGGATAAACCACCGCATGGAGCGCTTCTCAAGGGAGGCGGAGCCTATCTGCTTCTTGGTGATGAGTGTCATGCTTCCCTGTCCACTACACTTTCCAGTCAATGCGTACCCCTGACTTCATCCACTTCATGAACTCCTGTGGCGTCTTGCAGAGGGTTGGTGCGACCAGTCCATTCTCAGGATAGGACAGCAAGTGGAACTGGACTAGACTTGCCTGTGCTGGAAGATCAGTGAGCCACATGCGTAGATCCTGCTCGTGCTGAGTGTTCAGGAAATGTTTGAGCATCAGTAACTGATGCTCAAGGCACATATGATACACACTGTGAATAGTGAAGATGTCCTGCATCTGCTCTTTCATCGTGTTCTGCCAGATTATCTCTTCCAGTGCCTTGAGATTGACCACACCATGACTCTTCCTGATAGCCTCTTCGATGACGTTTTTATCTTCATATTCATCGATGGCAAACTTGGCAATACGCTGGCACTTTCCCTGTCTCGCTTCGCATTTCTGAAGTGGATCAGTATTGTGTTTGATCCAGGCAAGGATAAGTGGGAGGTCTTCAGCATCAGGAATAGGTTGTTTTGCATGGTTGCTGGTGGTCATCACTCTCTCTCCTACATGATCTATCTTCTCTAGACGAGCGTATTATTATTCATGGTATGAGTAAAGTCAATGTCCTATTTTATTGAAGAGGTTTTTCATGTATATTTTGGTAATCGATGATGACCCGTTGAACTGCGAACTCGTCAAATTTCTGTTGTTGAAAGAACGCTACGAAGTCGAAGTAGTGGACAACCCGCGTGGTGCCATTCATCTCATCGAGAAACGTCTTCCTGACCTCTTGTTGCTGGATATCCGCATGCCAGGCATGGATGGCTTTGCACTGACGGAGCACCTGGAAAAGACCGGGTACCGTATTCCCAGGGTCTATCTTACGGCTTGCTCAACTGAGGAGGACCGCCTCCGGGGCTACAAACTGGGAGCTGAAGACTATATTTGCAAGCCGTATTCTCCCGCCGAACTCCTGGAACGTGTCAAGGTCGTGGCACGCCATCAGCGAGGAGTCCGGCCAGCACAGCATCTGCGTGTTGGACCAATAGAACTGATCCCTGAAGAACTGCATCTGCTCATAGCGGGGCAATCTGGTCCTCTCCCACTCACTCCCACTGAAGCACGTTTGCTTGCTATCCTGATGAGTCATGAAGGGATCGTGGTTCAGCGTGGCGAGTTTATTGCCACCATCTGGAATGACTCCGAAGACATGGGAAGCAACATTCTTGATGTGTTTATTAAGCGGTTACGTGGGAAATTGCGTATTCCTGGGAAGATGCTCCCTAGTATTCTGACGGTGCGTGGGGTAGGATATAAGCTGGTGAATGTGAATTAAGCAGAGAGATGGAGAAGTGCTATGGTTGATCTGCAACGAAAACGTGTCACGGCTTCCTTTACCTTTGAAGTGAGAGTAGATGATACCAAGATCCACTCTTCAGGCAATGACGAAGAGGTGAAGCAACTTGACCTGGCACTTCTCCGCCAGTTCTTGGAGTCTGATCCAGAACGGGTGCGAATACTCCTTGCCGACATGATCTCATTGCAGTTGGGTGGGATGTACGATGATGAGACCAGGAAGTATCTCGTCAAAGGCGTACCCGATGGCGATACCTTTATGAAATACCTCTTTTACGATGCTATTGAGCAGCTACCAGAGCCATTTTTGACTGATTGGCGAGAGATACGCGATGATCCTGCCATTGACCTTTCCCAATGTGTAGAAGGTATTCTGGCGTGTTTTGAAGTCACGTTGGTGAGTGGAAGCCTGGAGCAGGACTCGAACCTGCGACCACCGCACGATGTGAGATGAGTCGATGACCCAGTGCTCACGGCGGTGCTCTGCCACTGAGCTACCCAGACGTGTTGCTGCTTTCATCCTCAATGTCAAACAAGCTCAGTTTCTTCCTCAGGTAATCGAGCGTAGCCTCTTCTTTTGTTCTTCCTTGCCCACGGAATGGACTGATAAATAGGTCAGTGGCAACAAATAGTTTCTCCCATTGCCTGAATGTCAGTACCAGTTCTACATGCGTATCCCCGCACCGGAAAAGTATGTGGTCATTCCATTCATCTCGATACTCATCATCTACTATTTCGCTCAAATAGCTTTCTCGCTGTTCTGCCTTGTTCATAACGTCTTATCTAAGGCTTGGTTGCTATCCATTCCAATGTGTTTATCGCTGGTTCATAGTAGGGCGATGTTTTAGGGATGAATACCTCTCTCCCTTTCAGAATAAGGAGAAGCCCTTTCCCCTTCCTGGAGGTGTAGCAGATGTCCTCTAGCGCAATACGCTCTTCTCCCAGGTCAATAGCTAGATGTTTTTCTATGACGGAATCCACTTGTTCATGTATGTCCATTATTTACCTTCCTTTTCAATCAACCACTCATATAATGCTCTTCCATCATCAGCATCGCCATCCTCCATCTCACCAGATGCTACCCCAGATGGGAGTACACGTACATAATCTATGCTGTCCATATCCACAAATACCGTCAACTTCTTCTTGCCATTCCACCACTCCATGACCACCTCATCACGCTCAGTAACTGGCATCAGTGGTGGTGTCCAGACCCATTGCTGTTGCTTCACATATCTATATAACGGCAAAATCCAGGCTAGAGCCTTTGCCAGCGACCTATGGACATTCATCTCAACGTGGTAACTGACGATAGGATGCTGCCCGTCTGTACTCTCAGCAATGGTGATAACACACGGATGCATCGCACGCCACGCCTTTTCTTGTTGCTTCCTTGCTTCCTCGTAGATACGCAACGCTTCATCTAATTCGGGATGCTGCCTGCGCAGCTCGTCCACTGCATCAAAGATGGATACGGTTGTGCCATCTAATGGTTTGTTCATCAGTCCTCCAGGCAATCGATATCGATATAGGTGTGTATGGTTACAATAGCCTCTTTCATCGCGTCTGTCCATGTAATATGAAATGCCTGTCCACACAAGCATAAGATAATGGGATATAGTTGTATGAGTGACTGCCTGTTTTTCGAGAGCATATGGCGGCATTTAGGACAGACAATCCGTACCTCATGGATGGTCCACGACTCCACACTATCACCATGCTGAAGATCTTGCATCGCTTCCTGCTCTTCCAGGAGGTGCCCAGGATGCAGGTCAAAGCACTTCGCCAGCAGAGTGAGGGTTCGTAGAGATGGTTGAGCACGTCCGTGTTCCAGATCAGAGAGATAGGAAACGGAGAGCGCCGTCTTTTCAGCCATCTGTGCAAGCGTCATTTTGCGCAGCTTTCGGAGTTCTCGCAGTTTCTTCATTCACTATCTTCTTTCCACACTCGTCACACGTCGCCCATATCGCCACTGTCTCGATGCCTACCAACCTGATCCACCGCTCTCTCTTGCTTTCATATGTCCAGTCATATCCTTGCCACTCCCTCGTCTGAAGAACAACATCATGGATATAGGCCGTAGGAAAAGGGTAGCATTCTGGATGGAAGACAGCAAAAGCTGAGAACGACATGCTCAGCGTCTTGTGTGCTGTACTAATGGCTGTTTGGGTCATCGGGCCTCAAGATCTGAGGATCATATACATCCTTGATCCACTTACTTTTTCCTAGTCCTTCCTGCAATGGCTTTCTTTGCATAGCCCTCCCAACATAGGTACTTCGCAACTTTTTGTGATCGTCCCTGAAATAGGCAAACCAGACACTCAATGCACCTCTTTTCCTCTTCTGATACGTAATAGTTCGGTCAGATGGGACCTTTCCGCTGTATAATATGATGGCTACTGTTTCTTCGATGTCTCTCAACTCTATCTCTAGAGCCTCCAGAAAGAGTTGTATGCTTTCTTCAAAGATGCGTTGACGTTCTCCAAAGAACCTCGCCTCTCGTGCCATCTTCGTGGCAACTTCACGCAGATGTTTTCTCTCGATAAAATAGGACTTCAACTCTATGAGCATGGATGAGGTGCCCTTTGCCAAACTTCCAATATAGGCGTCGGGTAGATGTTCAATACTTGTGCTAATGGCTACCTGATCCACGGCGGTGGCGTCGTCTCCTGCTCTACGAACGTTTTCCAATCCACTGGTTCCTCCCTGTACTCTGGGAGATAACTTAATCCATTGTTGAGATGGCTCTGCGCATCAGCAAGATGTCTGCTAATATCCTCCCACAAAGCCTTATCGTAGCTCTCTCCCACAAGAAGGGTGAGCAACTTATCCATAGCGTCCTGATTGTCTTTGAGCGCCCAGAGGATACGGCGTCGAATGTGCTGCTCTTCTTCTTTGAGGCTACGCTCAGCAATAACGCTAGACATCTTGTCTCCTCTCTCCTATGGTGTCATGAACGATGAAGTCCCGATGATGCTCCATCTCTCCGTATGGTGATGAAACTTTGGCTGTCACCCGATGTTTCCCTGCTTGAAAGATGATATTGCAGGTACAAGCAACACCGAGTCGCTGCTCACACTCAGAAAGAGCGTGTGATGGACTCGATCCAACGCTGAGTGAATGTTCCTCTTCTGCAAGTACCTTCCCGTCCTTTTCACGCGTTACCGTCAGAAAGAACGTGAAGCGTTTCCCCCAGTCTTCGTCACGATGTCCTTTATACTGGTCTCCAATCGCTTGGTCTATATATTCTTCCAGGTCGGCAATCCGCAAGTCAATCAACGCATTCATCTCCTTGCTCTTTGCCTCCAACCGCTGATCCACCTCCTGCCTCTGTTGGATTAGCACGAGAGAGATGATAAGCGCCAGGAGAGTGACGCAGATCCCGAAGGCACTCTCCGTGAAGACCAGCAAGTCTATGGTGTGCTCAGGGAGTCTCCCATAGTACAGGAGGCCTGCGCCAACAAAGACACCGAGGCATCCTGCAATGCTGGCGGTTAGCGCCACACTTCTTTGCTGTTGTCTCATGGCGACTCATAGCCATGTGCCAGTGTTGTCCCTGCTCCCTCGATATTGTTGATGATGACTCCATCGTCCAGGTTGATCTCGCCCTTGATGGTAAACCCGTAGATACATCCTATTCTCACTTGAGTTAGGATGATATCAATTTGATGTGTCGAAATAGGCTTGCTCAAGGTGAAGAGAATGGCTTTCTCCTCATAAGGCACTGAGAAGGGTGCAGCCATATTCCACATCAGATGCTTCTTCTCCGAGGTACTCACCGTATACCCTATCCCTTCTTCGGTGAGTGACTCTCCTATATGGTGTATTGTGCTTTCTTCCCATGCTGGGTGAACGTACACTGTCAGCAGCGTCTTCGGCATAGATGTTCTCTTTCTAGAGTATTCACAATGTGAGCACATTATACCAGTACTCATCTATGTGCTACTTGCTTGTTGAGAGGACAAAGCAAAGGATGAGGTAATGTGTTTGTGAGACATTACCTCATCCGTATTACAAATCTTCCCCCAGGTGCCTGATGCCAGATCTTTTTGTTACCCATTTGTCTGTTCTCTCCCTGGATCAGGATATGCCCTCCGAGCCTCTTCTACCGCCTCCTGATGCGCCTTCTCAGCCTCCTGCCTCGTCTCAACCCTCACTTGCCCCATTAGTCTCCCATCCACAAACATCGCCGTCTCATACATACACCGCAACACAGGCGCACTGGTCCCGAAGAATTTGGTGCTGATCTCAATCAACTGATCCTGTTCCGTTCTCCATTCATCCCATGCTACTCGTATACGGTCAGCATGCGCTTCAGAAAACGCTAACCAGTCCTCTAGTCCACCAAGAGGATACGGTGTCCCTTGCGCGTCTACGCCGTAGTACTCTATACCTTGCGGATCTCCACTCATTCCCCTCTTTCCCTCGCTTCCATCTCTTTCTTCAAGTACTCTGCATAATTGCTATCCGATATCATGCTTACCTCCTGCACTGCTATCTTCGTTGGTTTCCCATCACTATCGCGTTCCTGCACGGTATATGCTAATGCAAACACAGCATCAGGTGGGATCTCCACGCCATCTGCCAGCGTCAACACACCGATGATATCCGTTTTATCAAACTCCCTAGTCACTTGTATTTTCATACTTCCCTCTTCTCTCTTGACCTCTGCCACTTTGTTTGCCGTCATTCTACAGTATTCACGATACGAATGGAACATCCCCACTTCTCATCTGCTTGCTCTCAGATTCTTCATAGTGCGAATGATCCGTGCTATACTGATATTACGCTCTGGTGGAGAGCGCTAGAAGAGTTTCTTCGCGGGTGTTGGTGAGGCGGTAAATACATGATGTGACAACGGACATCCTTGACGAAAGCAGTCAGGCGATGTCTTTTTTGTTGTCTGAAAAGCGTATGGTGGAGCGTGTGGAGCGGAAACAATGACACTATCATCGGTTAGTACATCTTTAGCATTTCATGAAGTTGCTAATCTTTTTCCTCTTATTGAAGGTCAGGAGTTCGATGATCTTGTAAAAGACATCACGGAGAATGGTCTCAAACAACCCATATGGGTCTATCAGAACAAAATTATTGATGGACGCAATCGTTATAGGGCCTGCAACATGGCTGGCGTGGAACCTCGTTTTCAAGAATGGGACGAACAAGGATCGCTGGTGGCTTTTGTTATTAGTCTGAATGTCAAGCGCAGGCACCTCACGAGTAGTCAATTAGGCGTCATTGCATTGGGGGTTGAGCGCCAATTGGCTGAAGAGGCAACGGTAAGACATGCATTAAATGGAGGCGATAAAGTAAGTGCATTTGCTCCAGCGGCGGGTCAAAATTTTGACCCGAAGACCTCTGCTAAGTCTGCTCACCTTGCTGCAGATCTTCTAGGAACTAACCACGATTATGTGAGTGCAGCTAAACGAATAGAGAGAGAGGCACCTGAACTTCTTTCCCATATCACCGAAGGGACTCTCACCATTCCTGACGCTAGGGCGATTGCTTCTCTCCCTCAAGAGCGGAGAACAAAGGTGGTGACGAAAGCCGTCCAGAAGAGGGAAGAGGAAGGGAAAAGGGTCAGTCGTGCTGTCAAGGATGCCATCTCTGAAGAAGAGGTCGAGATCAGGAAAATACGGATGGAAGAGGAGGCAAAACAGGTCATTCTCCCTCAGTCTCTCCGATTATTGCATACCGACTTTCGTTCTTCCGGTCATGGAACCGTCTCCGATGCTTCTGTTGACCTGCTCTTTACTGACCCTCCCTATCATGGAGAACATCTCCACCTCTGGTCTGACCTTGCCTCTTTTGCTGCACGTGTCCTCAAGCCAGGTGGTGTCCTGCTAGCGTATAGCGGGCAGGTTTTCTTACCTGACGTTCTTAATCGCCTCATGGAACACCTTGATTATTGCTGGTTGCTCGGTATTCAGCATACAGGTGGACATATTCAGATATGGAAACATACCCTCTGGAATGATTGGAAGCCTCTTGTGATGTTCAGTAAAGGGATTCCCACCAATCATGAATGGTTTATGGACCTCTACCGAGGGGACAAAGGAGACAAGGATGCACACGAATGGTCGCAGGGTGAGGGTGAAGCTGCCTATTTTATTGAGAAATTGACGAAACCTGGACAGTTCGTGCTTGATCCCATGTGCGGATCAGGCACCATTTTACGTGCTGCTCAGAAACTAGGGAGGCATTCTCTCGGAATGGAAGTAGACGAGGATCGGTACACCGTGGCGTTGGCCAGCATGAAAGAGATGATGAGTGCTTAATATGGCTGGAACAACCCCTCGCCGTGACGGTGGTGATACTCCTGGTGGTGATTGGATACGCAGACAACCAGAACTCAGCTCAAATCGTGGCTATGACCTGGAAGATATCGACTATGTTCACACGCGCATGTACTATTGGCACCAATATTTACATGGTGAACTGATGATTATCGAGGAGAAGCAGTTCAATAGGGATGCAACCAAGGCGCAGAAGGATACCTTTGGGATTGTGAATCAGGCATTGACGAATTCCTTTGCCGATCCTAAGTTTCGGGTCAAGCGGAAGTTTCCAGGACGGACGAATACCTATACCTACTTCGGCTATCACCTTGTCCAATACGAAAAGACTTCACCTCTTGATGGCGAGATTCGTATCGATTATACAGTAGTCACACCACAGGAGTACTTGTTGTTCCTTCAGTTTGATAGGGCCTTCCTGGCAGAGCGACTTCACTTTGACCCATTGACGGTCCCTATCCATGAACAATTTCATCTGGACCGTTTAAAACGCAAGTCACGCAAAAGCGTCTATCCTGTCGTCCCTACCCTGTTTGACCCAACACACCAGCAGTCTCTCTGGGAGCTACCAGGATAACCGCAGTGGGAGTCGTGACCGCTTCTCTCACCTTCCCACGACTCCCACCTCTTCCCTCGCCTCCACATACCCCCTCGCCTGGTCCTGCCCACTGTCTCTTTTCATGTTGGATTTTTGCCATATCTCTTTGTATAAATCTCTGCTATATGGGTGAGAGTTTGACCGCATACAAAAATGGCAATAATGATACAAAGGGCAGAAATAAGTCCTGCAATCCAAGAACTATTTGTCACGATTGCCCCTATGCCAATAATTGCCGTTATGAGTCCAGCATACTGGAGAAATAGAAATGTTTTGCCTTTTGCTTGAGGGTCAACTTTATATGCTTGTATCTCGTACATAATAAGCGTGTAGCCTCCCAGACAAGGAAGGGCTATGGCAAATGAGGCGAGGGAAATGAACTGCCATATTGTAAGGTTACTCATTCCCAGTAGTGTTGGTAAAGTGATAATAATAAGCGAGGAGAGTATCCCACTTATTTTTGCTGGTAATTCCAGCATAATCTCTCCTGGTTGTTTCTGTTCCATAGTTTCCTTTTCAATCGTTTTCACTTCTTTGTCCTCTTCTATTGATATGACTCACACCACAATTTTGCAGCAGGGATCACCATACCCTTTGACTTCCAGGGTTTACGGGTTACTGATGCTAACGAAGTGATATCAACTTCCTTGAAGAAATACGGTGTTCTATATCTTTTAGCGTAGCGATGGTACCCGCCAGCATAACACGCTTCTCCATCGCTGTCATACCAGGATGACTCTTCTACATATATTCTGTGCTCATCAAAGCGCACTGGCTGTAATGTTTCACCTTCTACCCAATAATACATCTTTCCAAAGTACATAGCGTGCAAGTACTTCTCCCATTGCAGAGGGCTGTACTTCTTGGTGTTATATTCCAGCGTCAAGGGACACGGTGAAGTCCATAAGAGAGCGATCCCCTTGTTCGTATAGGCTCGCGTCCTTCTCTCAATGGTATCTAATGATAAAGTGCTCACCTGTACCTCAATGGCAATAGGAATGTTTCTCAGATAAAAGCTAATATCTGGACGGACATCACCTAAAGGTCGCTCTAGTTGCAATTTGGTGATATCAGGATGATGCTGTAACGTCTCATAGATGCCTTGCTTTGCCTCTCTGTGCTTTTCACTTTCCCCTTCACCATAAACACAATTCGACGGAGGGATGTGGGAGAAATGGTGGATCTTTACTCTCCCCTTCTTGACCAATACACCGCTTTTACACATAGGACAGGTAAACGGACTATCTTCTTTTATTACTTGGGACGCTAGAACGTCACCGCCTTGGTTGCGAGCACTTAACATAAGGTACTGTCCTTCTACATCAGTATATGCCACTATGACGACGCCTATCATACATCATTCGCACTGCGAAGAGAACTCGCTATCCCACAGTTACCATCACTGCCTGCTCAACTGCCTTGTGCCATCTCAACCACCCCTAACTCCTCCCTCAGTAGGTTAAGATAACAACGAGCAGGATCAAGCCCGCTGCCCTTTTTAATGCGCACGTAGAACAGGCTCTTGTAGAGCGTATCCGCATCTCTCCCAGCCTGCTCATAGATCCCACACAACTCTCGCTCAATCGCCTCATCACTCATGCTGGTATTCCACTTCGCTCTAAATTGCATCACCTGCTCAACGATCATCTCAAACGTCACTGGCGGTCCTTCTGCATCGGCAGGATATTGACTTTCAGTTGCTATAGGCTTCATTGTTCTATATGCAGTCATCTCTCTGGGTGAGTTGCCCTGAGCCTGCTGTGCGTTGAACCTGGCACTAGCCATCCGTGTTGCATAGTGTTTGCAATAGGCTTTGAGTGTCAACTTCTTTGGGTCTCTCCACCAATAGGTGCCATTCTTCTCGCGCTCATTCCAGAAGTCGGTAAACGCCAGCCTCATCGCTTCTGATGAAGTATCCTGCTCATCAAGCAGTTGTACGATGGTGGCGTACAACTCGCTATCAACCTCAACCTTGTGTGTGCTTAGTTTGGGATTGGCAAACATTTCTCGCGTCAACTTCTCAAAGCCTGAGCAGAATGCTTCTACCTGCTCTAGTTGGTCTTCTTTGGCTGGCTCCGGGTTCCCTCCCTTCTCGGAAATAGTCTTTTCTTGAAGAAGTGGAGGAGAGATCTGTCTTGCAGTCTCTTTTCGTTTTTGATTGGCGCTCTCCTCCTCTTTTTTAGATGGTTCTATGTCATGATTCTTAGGGGATTCTATGTTGCGTTTACTTGAGGATGGTACGCGTCCCTCTGTAAACGCTACCGATTGATTTGTAATCGGATAGCGTTTACTTGTAAACTGGTCAGATTGATTTGTATATGGGTCTGTTTGTGAGTGCTTCATATCTACTTGGGGATGCTTTTGATGGGGTTCTCGCTCAGGGAGGAGCTTTATTCTGCGGTTGAGTTCCTGGTAATTCAGTCGATACTTAAAGGAGTCTCTACCATACATTTTGTACGGTTCTTTGGAAATAAGTCCCTCACCTATCAGCTCGTCAAGACTATCTATGATGACGTTGCGTCCAAACATTCCATACATGGCATTGATCCACTGGGGATAACTCATGAAGATAGCTAGATCCTCACCCCTGCCACGCTTGTCATTCGTCCAGCTTTCGAGGATAGCAAGAATAAATGCTTTGCAGTAGGCAGATGCCTTATTCTTTGACTTGCCTGCTGGTACTTTTTTGTACGTACAGTTGCAACAAATAATGAGATACTCTTCTCGAAATTCAACGTAGAAGTAGCTGCCACGATGCTCTACAATGCTATTATTACTCACTTACTCACCTCGTCATATATCGATAAAAGTGAGAATACTCTTGACGATAGGTAAGTGGGTATGCTACTCTGCTGGTAGCATACTTCAACCTTTTAAGAGGGCTGGTTCCTATCCGTCGAAAGTTGGGAATCAGCTTTCTCGCTTTTATACACTTCTTCTAACTTCAACAAAAAACGCGCAGGGTTGCTCCATCCTTCCCGGCTTTCCAACCCATATCGATGCAACTCTACGCGTTTGTTCATACTGCGAATTGTTCTCCTCATCATACGGAGATTCCACTCCGCTGTCTAGTGGTTATGCCAGTATGCTCTCCTGTTGCTCTAAGTCGTGAATGTGGGAACAGTATCCACAGACCTTCGCCTCGTAGCATGAGCACCTATACTGCTGCTCTTTGTTTGACCACATTTGAATGTAGCTCCACCCTGGAAACTTCTGCGCAGTTGCCAAGTGGACCATAACACTTCCCTGCAGGCGGATCTCTACATTGCGGATATGTTCTCCAGTAAGCGCGTAGAAATAGGCTGCAGGAAGGATAACGCCATATGGGAATGGCAACGAGATGCTATTCCCAGTAAGGATCTGGTGATGGACCAGCAGAACTCGTTGCGAGCTAACTGGGACCCGACCAAGAAAGGTATCCATATCTCCTCCCTAGAATCCGTCAGGTGAGAACTCATCAACATACGTGGCGCGTTGATGTGCTTCTTGCTCAAGTGGTGTGAGCGCATTCCATGAGAGCATGAGGAATATGCCATTGCGATAGGTAGGGAACAGCAGCGAGTCCTCAATGTGCTGTTGGAGGTCTCTGTCAATAATGCGCTCAAGGGAGGTCGTTTGGTTGGCTGGTAGTTGCGTGGTTGAAATGGACATGGTAGAATCCTTTCGAGGTGTTGCCTCTGGCCTAGTAAACGAGGGGCTTCACCAAATGCTAGAGCGCTTGTCTTCAAAGGCAGGCGCTTTCTTTTACCTGCCTATATTATACTCTAAGTTGTCATGAGTTGTCAATGTTAGGTCTATGTTTGACAAAACTTATAATAACTCTGTATAATGTGTCTAATGGCTAACACTAAACTGTCACCACGGGAGGGATACATGAAGAGAGAGTTTCTCAATATTAAGCAGGTACAAGAACTTCTTGGTATTAGTGAACGTACGGCGTTTCGCTATATCAGGGGTGGAGAGTTAAAAGGTTTCAAGGCTGGCCGCGAGTGGAGGTTTGAACCGTCTGATATTGATGCGTTTATTCAAAAGCGGCGTGAGCAGGCTGAAGCAGATTTGAAGGACAAGAATGTGGCGTAGCCCCGCGTGCGTCTCAGTGCATCCCGACAACGCAAGGAAGACGCACGCGACAAAGCTCTCTCTACAGTATACCGAATAATAGAATTGTACACAAGAAGGGATAGACTTGGTACCCTAAAGGAGAGAGGGAGCATGAAAGCTGTACTGAGAAAAGAGGACACGCCAAGAGGGAGATGGAGTCTGATGGGAGGCAAGATCAAAATGAGTGCCTTCAATTTCACTCCTGATGCTTTTGAACAAGAGCGAATACAGAAAGCTACGCGGGGCGATTGGGATGCCATGATCGATCTCGCCTATCGAGATATCCTCTATGATGCGTTGAGAGAGGCGTGGGTACGCGTACCTGAAGAGGACTTTGATCGGAGGCGTAGTGGAGTATGAGTGGGTCAGATTCGCACATTGGAGATAATATTCTGGCGTGGTTTTATCCGAACAAAGAAAGCGTGTATCGTATGGACCTGCGAACAGAGGACGGATGGACTGAGGGAGTGCCATTGACCATGAGCAGGAAACTCGCCTTTGCCACATTCGACTTCTTAACACAGACCTGGGTACAAGAAGTCGTGATGTATCGGGATGACAAAGAAATCAAACGACACGAGCAGGCAAAGGAGGAAATACATGCAAGTGACAATAGTTGACCATTTGTCAGGATGGAGTGACCCATCTGAAATTATGGTGATGGATATGGAGGTCATCCCACGTGAGGGCGAGTATATTCGTCTCACGCTCGGAGAGATACTCGCCTTTCTCAAGGTGCGATCTGTTGAGTGGCACTTGGACACGCGGGATTATGTGACTTGTGGTGAGCACCGTCACGAGATAGTACTTCGAGTTGCTGGTGCGGATCAGACAACCAGTGACTATCTCCAGAACGCGTTGAGAGAGAAGATGAAGCAGAATGAGCAATCGTGATACCCAGTTCAAGCAGTTCGCTGAGTTGTTGTTTGCTGAACTGTTGGCCGTTGATGATGGACGAATTGATGTGAGCACCTATAACTTTATGGACAATGAGATGATCAACACCTATCGCGCTATCATTGCTCAACGGGCTTATGACCTGGCATCCCACGTTGTGACGCAGACGACCCTCACCGCACATGGCGATATGGACAAGATACCAGATATGGGCAAGTGGCCCGAATAGGAGGAACAGAGATGCAACAAGAACGCATAGACGCCATGTCTGCTCTCATGGTACAAGTCAGAAAAGCACAGCAGGATATTGGTGAAGTCCTGGTGGCCTCTCTTGCAGATGCCGCGAAAGAATTAGGCAGCGTTGAGGCTCTCGTTCATGGACGCCCTGGCTCCTGGGAAGCCGATATTGTTCGACGGATGGCGCTCGCTGGTCACTACGTGAGAGTGACCAACCTGGACGAGAGCGTGGTCCGTGGACTGTCTGTCCTCTTCATCGAAATGGGAGAGGCGCGAGAAGACGGTGGTGATATCCTCTCTCAGGCAATGGGACAGGCAGTCAATGAGTTGGGTGGACTCAAGGAGTTTGCCGGAGACAGTCAGTGGTATTGGGATCTCGTCAATATCGGGTGCCAGTATTCACGCTATCCGTTCCCAGTGAAGTAGCTCTAGATCCAATATGGTATACTCTCCCATGTGAGAGAATGCATGTCCCTGAAGGAAAGGGAGACAACGCCCACCAGTCTTGGTGGGCGTTGTTCGCTAGCTATGACTTGTAGGGGTAGAGCTATGTAAGGTGACACCCGCTACTTTGCGGCGGGTGTCACCTTACATAGCTCTACCCCTTGTAATGCTAAATGGACGCGCTGCGAGGCATGATATGAAGTTCGTAGTCTGAATGGCATCGTATTCTGTTCACAGGTTTTTTTCTATCAGCATACATGATCCATACTGAGTCTCCATTTTGTTTGACGTTTGTGACGAGTCCAACTGGGTCTAGACCCAGGTCTAAGTGATCGCCCTGGATGACCTGATTTGCATGTACTTTGAGTGGTTCTATGTAACTAACCGCTTCTAAAGAGAAGTTAATGGGAAGCAATATTTCCTGTTTTCGATGAGAAGTACCTCGTGCTTGATTCGCCCTGTCTTTGGTGGCTTGCGATAGTGGCATATATTGGATATTTGTTAAGAGAATATTTTGCTGAGTATATGCATGAATGTAGTACCTTTCCCTTGTTTTTGCTTTCTCTTTGCCTTCTACAATCTCAATGATGTTCATTTTGGGCAGCAAATTTTCGGATTGGATCTCACTTATTCTTGTGCTTTTTACTTCATTTGTATCTTTTACTGTCAGGTGTTGCATCATTCTCCCATTGGGATGGTTTGTGATTCCAATGTAAAAGGTCTGGTCTGTTCGAGGGTCAATGAGTTCGTAGACGAAATAGAGCATATTCCTCTCCTTGTGGGTAATGATATATAACAACGTGTTACATATCATTACTATACGTTATTTGGTTGGTAAAATCAAGTATTATTCAAAACTAATCGTTTGGCTTAAGCGATAAAAGACGCCTTCCCAACAGGGAAGGCGTCTGATCTAATCTCCAGGATGTCGGTGTTGCTGCCAATTATTGAGGGATACCGCATATTCTGAATGTTTGAGGAACAACTCTCCGAGAGCACGTTGATATGCTTTCAGAAGTGGGACCGATGAGTTGAGAATATCAAGCCAGTACGTGTACCGCCTTCTGACAGGTTCTGCATATTGTCTCATGTGCATTCTCACGCTCAACAGAATACCACTTTTGGATTCGGTATAGGCGTAAAGGCGAGGTATGATAATTCCCTGTTTGCCTAGTTGCTCTAACTCTTTGCTGACTCCACGTAACAGTATGCCTGTATGTCTACGTCGCAAAGATCGCTTGATACTAGGATCACTACCAATGCTTACGATGATGCATCCAGTAGGTTTGCCTGGCTCCAGTTTCTGTACCATCTCTCCAGTGATATCTCTCCCACGAAATTCATTGCGCATATAGGCTTCGATACGCTCATCAGTAAGTGCGACGATATGAAGGTAGGCTACTACATCACCATTGGATTTCCTGACTACGTAATGTCCCTTTGGCTCCTTCTCAAACCATTCTGTGCGTGTTGGTGTCTGGATAGGGCGAAGTGTTGCTGTCTTAAAAAGCTTCTCAGAGACAAGAGTTATTTTTTCGAGGTCACCAATAGTTGCTGGAGAGAATTGTACATCTGTCTCTTCGGTCAGTTTTCCCTTTTCTTCTCTCACCAACTTCTCTAATTCTTGAATTTTATAATATTTTTGTTTGCGAGATTCCGGTCCATGTCGCAGCAAGCGTCCTTGCTTTACGTATTTATAGACCATACCCTCGCTTATATGAAGCCCATGATTGTCTAAAAATTGTATGGCATCCTTTAGGTTGAGATGTCCTTCAGGTGGTAGTGGTCGTGGCATGCAGTGCTCTTATGCCTCCCCGTGCGTGTTTAGCTAAGTATACGGTATTCCCTACCATTTTTACAATCCCTACAATAATTACTGGACAATATTCTCATGATAGCGATATTTCCCATTTTTGTCCGATAATCAAAATTTGGTTGTGAAAACACTTGACTTTAGCCAACCGATAGAGTAAACTAACAAATAAGAACACTAATGAACATTCGAGTTGTAGGATGGCAATGATAGAGATCAAAGGAGAGACGTATCTACTGGCGTGTGAGGCAGCGAAAACATTAGGAGTTGCACGGACTACGTTTTATGGGCGATATCGGGAATTGCTTCAGGCATTTAGAATTGGGGCGAGGCGGCGAATACACTATAGGCTATCAGATATAGAGCAATTGAACAAAGCGGAACCGATAGTGGCGCAAGGGGGATGAGTCCATCTTGCCCATGATACCATTCATACTGTGAATGCTTTTGCGATAGAAGGAGAGAAACGATGGAAGAAGAAGTGGCGGTGGTCGTGACGGACGATCCACGGCTGGGGCGCTATGCGACGGACTGTGAAGGGTTTCGTGGGAGGATCAGCACCATTTGGCGATGTTCCGATGGGTCTGAGTTGTTTGAGATCAGCGATGGTGGACATGCTCATGGCGGATTGGAACGAGATCAAATCCAGATAGAGGAGGCAGAGTGATGGAACGAGTAGAGGTTGAGCGACTACTGCAGGAGGCGAGGGAGATTCCTGTTGAGATGGGGCAGGCGAGCGCCATTAGTCAGGTTCAGGTCGCATTGCAACGTGGGATACCTGGGCAGGAAACGGCTAATGGCGGTGACGATGATCCTGTAGGTGGACCAGAAGGGACCATTCCTCGGTTTAGCCACCTCTTTGTGGACTGGTGGCGGTCTGGAGGCCCTGTCACCTCAGAATTGGTGGATGAAGTCTGCGCATTGATGCAATGACAGAAAGATGTGGGAGGGAATGGGTATGTGTTTTTTGTAGCGTGTTTGATAGGGCAACACCAGACATCTGGTGAGGATTGAAACTAGCGCGGTCACTAGAGCTTGTCAATCGGGCACTCAGCGGGTTGATAAGCATGTGGTGAGTGAGCCACGAGTCGTTGTAGTGCGGTTTGTCGTTTGAATCTGTCATGCGGATTTTGTAGGTGTCGTTCTCGTAGTTTTTGCGCTCTGTGCCAGTGTTGTTACCACTGGCACAGAGCTGACCGCAAACGTGAAAGGCCACGTTCATGGCTTCCGCCATAGTAGCATCTCCAGTGGATGCGCACAAGCAAATAAGTCAAAGTGTCACCCAATTTCCTACTGTCACTGTATCGTCGTCTCTTCCCGGTCTCACCGTGCTGCATTACCCGATACCCGGTGATTCTACACGGGAATGCGTCATTCTTGAGCACAGGGAGCCATTTCATCCAACCCTGGCAACTGGCGTGCGTCGTCTGAGTGGGAAGACATCTGCGAAGGCTCGCCGTGTCCCTATGTTGCTCAGTCATGATGGGACTGTCTACTCGTCCAGCGTGTTCGCACCTCTGGGGAGCCAGGTGGAGGTGAGACGATGATGAAAAACACCACGAATGATGAATTGTATATCGTCGTCACTGATGAGAGCACAGAACCGCCAACAACCAGCGAATGGAGTACTGACTGTGCCTGGTGTCTTGTTGAACAGGGTAGTGAATTAGGCGAGGGTTCACACGGAATATGCTCTCCTCATGCAGAAGCCGTTTATGCTTCCTATCAAGCACGGCATGGGAGGGCAGCATGAGCGAGACAGAAGAGAGGCAAGAGGGGTTGCCTGACTTGACGCCAGTCCAGGTAAGTTGGGAAAGCATCCGTCTCCCTGGTGGAAGTCGGGTCGTGACCGTCAGGAGTAATCGACCCCTTTTCAGGATGATGGTCATCACGGGGAAGCAGCATACGGAACAGGCAGTCTATCAGGACTCGTTCGGGTATGTGGCGACCTTCCAGATCCCAAACGGTGGGAGCGTTGATGGAACGTTCTTCATCATGCCACAGGGGAAGTTGGTGGAGCGATGAGCGAGATGGTACCAGGGACACTCACCATTCACCTCATCCAGGGCGATGTGGACCTGCACGCTATTGGGGTGCCACGGTTCGTAGAAGAAACGGCTTCCTGGGTCAGTTGGACCATCACCGGATCTCATCCGTTTGTCATGGGGGATCAGGCAAGCGAGGAGTACAAGGAGGGATATCACGTGGTCCAGCGACTCCTGCCAGTTGATGCTGAGGTGAAGGTGTTGATCAAGGGGCTTCTTCTTACGGTGCAGAAGGGAGTGGGAAAGGAATGAGCATTTGGCACTGTCCCTCCTGTACGGGTGTCTGGACGCAGCGAGGGGTGATCTGGTCTTGTGTGCAAGATCATCCTGAGCAAGAAGACCTGCCAGACTTCTCTACCTGGAGCGGGGAAACACTGAGGTGGCTGTACGACATCCTGCAGAAGTGGCCGCAGGAGTCTCGCCCTCCGAACGTGCAGGAAACGATCAGGCGGATTGAGCAGGTGATGGATGAGCGGAAGAGAGGGATGTCATGAATCGGCTTTCTGAAAACTGGGGTGTCTATGGGTGGAAGCTCATTCCTCACCTCATCAGTGATTGTGTCACGGAGATGAACACACGACAGCGGATCAGCATGGGGGTGCTGATGGTGTTTGTGTATGCTCTGGTTGCAAAAGTGGATTGGGGAGAGTGGCTCCCGCTTATCGGGGTCCTGCTCTGGGTGACGGTGGCATGGAGTATGTGCCTCATCGGGGAAGGCTGGTCTGTGCATTGTGCCTCTCGCTATGGTGAGTCCGAGTCTCTCACAGACGAGGAAGGTATGGGAACTCTCGATGTGGAACAGGAGGAGCGGGTGTGAGGAGGAAGCGATGTGTACGGCAGGTTCTGCAGATGTCTCTTTGTCTGGTTGTTCTCTTCTTTGTGATGGTCATGGGTACTGCGTGTACGAAGGCAGAGCAACAAACCTTTGGCACCAATGGGGATGGGTTCTATTCAGTGATCGGGGTGCCAACGATCACTGTGTCAAAGATAGATAGTATTCTCTGTAACGCTGGCAGTCCCGCGTGTGGGACGGGTAAAAGCCTGTATGACCTGGGAGTGCAGTACACCATTAACCCAGTGTACGCACTGGCCTGGTTTCGTCAGGAGTCAACGTATGGCACCGCTGGCGTAGCACGTTCCACCCATGCGTTGGGCAATATTCAGTGTTCGCATGGATATGCCTGTTATCAAGGGTTTCGGTCTTACTCGGGTTGGGTGGTAGGCTACGAGGATTGGTACAAACTTATTGCTGGACCGGTTTATGTAGGGTCTGGTCTGACCACGGTGAATGCTATTGCACAGAAATATGCTCCATCTGGCAGTAACAACACGATTCAGTATGTCAGGAGTATCGAGTCTTTTGTGGACTCGTGTAGTGCGTAGAAACCGTCCTGCCGGGCTTGACAGGACGGAAAGGAAAAGATATGAGCGCAGAATTTCGCGGGGCGAAGAAAACCTCGAAACTGGAGGATACCCTGGATGATACGGCTTTCGAGGCGATCCCTGAACATCCTCCCTATCTCAAGTTTGGCATTGGCGTCTGTGAGTTCCTGTTTGGATTTGTCTGCAATTTCGTGCAGGTGGTGACTTCGACGATTGGAATCTTGTCTCTCGTCCTGGGGTCATCCATCGCGCTGGTGGGCCTCACTCATCTCATGGGGGTTTATCCGTATGCTGCTACCATCGCGCTGGTGATTGCCTGTGCGATCCAATTGTTCTTGCACAAAAATGCGCAGTCGATGAGCAGCACCTATCAGCGTCTCAGACAGATCCAGCATTTCAATATCAAGAGTGTGAATGCTCTCTCGGATGTGAAGGAGGCGATCACCGTCAACTCGGTCTACTTTGCACTGGCGCTTGCCGCCGATATCATCAGCGATGCTACCTTTGTCAATCTCTATTCACGTAATGCCTATGTCATCGTCGGTTGGATGCTTTTCCTAACCGGATCAAGCACATTGCTCATGTATGATGGCGCGACAAGGGTGTGGGGCGCGATTGAGGACTTCAAAGACTATGCCGCCTATCATGCGAGGCACGCTGCCAAAGACACGAAATAGGAGATGCTCATGGGCTTTTTATTCCCGTATATCAATAGGTTGAGGAACCCAATCTACCTGGTGATCCTGGTGATCCTGGTTGGGTTCCTCGCGTCCCAGTTTTCCGGTTTGGGGATGGACGGTATCACCTATGCAGTTCTAGGTGCTGCCGCCATTGTTGTGCTCATTCCACTCGTTGGATCTGCGATAAAAACAGGGTGGCACGCCATGATTCATGGGGAGTCTGGTGTGCTTGATTTCGCGGTCTCACCAGGCGGATATCGTCGAGCAAGGCAAGCAGAGACAGAAGAGGAGCAGGTCGCGCAATCTATTGTGCAGCCTACTCCCAACCGTCCATTTATTATTGATGCTTTGCCATCTGTTGCATCTTCTTCGTCTGTACAGGTTTCTCCGACTGCTGTGGTAAAAGGATCGTCGATGACAGTAGCACCCTATCGCGGTGGTCTGCTTGAGACGAAGCTGAACCTTTCTGCTGACTGTAAGCCTCCTATCAACTTTGTGCTTGGTCGGGCGATTCTGGGCGTTGGTCAACGTGGATCTGGGAAGACGAATCTAGCAGCCCGTCTCATTGAGCAGATTGGGCAGTTCCCTATCCCGATGGCGATCTTCGACTATGAGGAGGACTACCTGACGCTGCCAGCCCTCTCGAAGGTGAAGCCGAACGTGCTCAACCGTTGCGTCATTGCAGGGAGACCTGATTGGGAGGAAGCGTTCCGCTACCGGGAATACTATTGGCAGGTGGATACGGAAAATGCTAGAGAAGTGGGCTATGAGATCTTAGAGCAGGGGGTGCAACTCGTTCTAGAGGTTGGGACGTATCTGACCCTGGAAGAGGGTGCTCGCATCATGACTGAGATCATTCGCGGCATGTTTGACTGGGCCAATGAGCAAGATCCGAAGAAGCGTGTTCCCAATCTGGTCTTGCTCGACGAGGCACAGCACTTCCTGCCTCAGAACTCTGGCGTCTCCAATATTCGTGAGGAGGAAGCTGGCGAACTGCTCAAGGCATTCATGGACATCAATGCCCGTGGCCGCAAGCGTGGATTTACCCCTGCTATCTTCACGCAGCGTATTGCTCAGATCCGCAAAGAGGTGATCGCTGGATCTGAGATCTACTTCCTCATGCGCCAGACGATCAGCAATGACCTGCAGGTCTATGAGGGACTATTGGGCAAGGATGACAACAATAAGCAGCGTCTGGACCGGAGGACAGTGCAGGCATTTGAGAAAGGTGATGGGATTGTCTTTGAGGGTGGAGAGATGTTCATCACGCACTTCGATGAGCGTGAGTCGGAACATCGCGGGAACACACCGAAGCTGGAGCAGGCCCTCAACCGTTACGGGGACAGACCATTGGCACAGCGGTCCAGAAACAAATCACCTCTTGTACCAGATGAAGAGATCGAGGATGAGGATGAACAGGAACTGGAGTGCATGCAGTTGGGGAAAGATGTTTTTATCACGATGGACCAGTTTGCTTTAGCGGTCAAGTTGCGCAAAGAAGGTCTCTCAAAGGGGTATCGAGATTTAATGCCTGTGTTTGAGTTATCAGAGCATCACGCCAAAGAGTTGAACAAGCGTATCCGAGAAGTGTTGGGTCAGGAACCTGAACAAGAGGGCAATGGAGTCTGAGAGAGTGAGTGAGAGACTGCGAGGGGACCCCATTTTGTGCTCGGAGAGACTTCTCTCACTCACTCTCGCGCCATTTTCTCTCACTCTCTCAGCACTCTCGCGGTACATTAGTCTTTCGAAAGGACTTGTAGGTTATGTCATCAAAGCAGAAAATCATCACGCAGGGACTCTTCTGGGGTGCATTTGGCATCTTTCTCGCGGTGTCTATCCCGCATATTGCCTGGGTGGTGTTCCAATATACGCCACAGGATGCGTCCGTTTGGGTCTCGGTGGGGTATGGGGCGCTCTCACTGGGCTACGCGATAGCCATTGATGGCATCATGGCATGGCTGACCCATGCGCAGAGCAGCCAGAAGCGGGCTTTTTCGCGTGATGCCATCTTCACCTGGATCTTTATCTTCGCGCTTGTGGCAATGAGTTGGTATCTCAACTGGGTCTATAACGTGGCTCATGACCCATCACACCAGGGCGGAGAGGTCTGGAAGTTCGCTCTCACCAGCCAGTGGGGGGTTCTCCCTGAAATCACCGTTGGCACGTTTACGCCGTGGCTCCTAGCGGCGCTCCCGGTCTTCACGATTGCCTACGTGGGAGTCCTCAATAATGTTAACAATATGAAGGAAGAGGCAGCAAAAAGTGTGGAGGATCTGGAGAATGAGGCAAAGGTTGCGGTGCGTCGTGCAACGGCGATGAAGCAGATCAAAGATGCGAGATCAAGTGATGATACTGTCGCAAAAGTTGTTGATAATGCTTTCGGTATTGCGGGAAAATTCAAGGAAAATTTGAGGGAGTTTCGTGGCACAAAACGAGATCCTGAGATGGAGAAGCAGACAAAGGTTTTACAGATGTTCCGTGATGTTCCCTCCCTTTTAGAACCACAAAACGAAGAGAATGGTGTGGCAACCATCAAGGAAATGTTGCGGATAAAGCGAGACGCCGAAGCTCGTTTCTGGTGGCTAAAAGCAAAGACACTTCTTGAACAGAAACAGGCAGAAGAGCAGGAAGAAAACGTGGCACATTCTGTGGATGATTCGCTGGAAGAAACTTCCACAGGTGAGACCCACAAAAAGACGACGCAGCAGGATGAAGAGAGCACTTCTCACACTGAAAACAATGCGTCTAAAACATCCACAGCAACACCTGCTTCTACCCGCGCTACAACGCCACTGAGCATCACTATTCAAGAGGCAGCAGCGCAACTCGAACTCAGCGAGGCATACATTCGTGAATTGCGCAATAATGGGAAACTTCGCAGTCCAGCACGTAGTAAAAAAATGATCCTGATCAGTAGTCTGAAAACCTATCAAGAAAGTCGTGCGAAAAAGGAACCAGTAACCGACAAAACAGCATCTATAAAATCGGAACAAAACCACCAACAGAATGGACAAAGTGGTGGGAAGAATGGCAACGGAAGTGGGTACGATAAGGAGACAGAATCTGTTATGAATTTGCCAATGTATACGGCTTAAAGAAAGGGAGTTTTATCGTGAGTTCTACCCAATTTCGTAGTATGTGTGAACTTAGTCTGGTGGCGATTATCATGTCTGGTTTTATCGGGGCATTCCCGCTGTTCAATGGGACCATCATCCCATTTTTGATTGTGTGTGGACAGGGGATCATCTTCATGGTATGTATCCTAGTCACTGTTCGAGTATGGAAACAACAGAAAAGGAGGCAAGAAGCATGAACTGGAAAATGGAGCAGTAGAAACAACTCCTCAGCTAGAAAGGCACCTCTCAAAACTCCCTTTGAGAGGTGCCTTTCTGGTCATCCACCACCTATCCCCCAACGTATCTTTCGACAAAAAAGCATTCACAAAATGAGTAGATTTTGAGTAGACATTGTTATTGCAAAGTGACCCATCATTGGTCACAATGTTTGTATATGTCTCGTCGTCCTATTGTTGAGTTGTCCATATGTTCTAGTGCAGGGAGGCAGTATTAGACAAGAAAGGTTCATGTTGTGAATGGTATCCCGCTTCCTGAGTTAACGCAGGCCCTGGAGGAGTACAAACGCTATGAAGAGGCATTTCGACGAGCCTCTTACTACGGATCTCTCTGTACCTCTTTCCTTCGTGAGCAGTTGCAGATAGCTGAGAAGGTACTAGATGAATTGTTCATCTCCTTCTATGAGATGAATATCGCCCCTCTTTGGGATGCAAGTCAGAGGTGTTTCTATGGCGTCTCTTTTTGTGAGCGTCAATCTGTTCGCAGTGTGAAGGGATGATGGGGAATGAAGATCATGCATGTGTGTGGGGAGTGTCACGAGGCATTTGAGGTGGAACTGCGTGAAGGTGGGCGTGGGTCCGCTCACTGTTGTCCGGGATGCAGGGTCATCTTACGGGAACGGCGCAAAGAGGTAAATAACCAGCGGTATCATCGCTGGTATAGCAAACATCGGGCAGGGCATCATGCAGAGGATATCCGTGCTTGACAGTCCTCTTGTCTGAGCGTAGAGTAGGTTTTCATGGTGCGAGGGATATGCTGCCAAAGGAATCCTTTCGTGGTTGAAATACTCCATAAAGCCTGTTTCTCGCACCTCGTATTGATGACCTCCGTTTCTGAAGACGGGTACACTGAACATGTGTGCGTGTGTGCTTTTCTACCTCTTCAACTACTTCGTGTTCCATGAGGGCGTTCATCCTATTCCACTTTTCCATCAGACATGCGCACACTTGTTGCATTCATGTTGCGAACTATGTACAATAGATAGCAAGAAGCGAGGGTCGTAGGATCATCGGCTGGCTGGAAACCGAGAGAGAAATACTATGAAGTGAAAGTAGATGTCTCTGGCCTTTCCACGTCTTACGTCTCGCCTCTTCTCTTAGACTGATGAATGGATACATGGAAGAGGTGCTACGTGGTGGTTGAGATGAGACGCATTACTCTCAAGGATCTCCCTGTCTACCCTCTCTACGATGAGCTATACCTCAGTCACGGGCATACGCGTTTGCAGGTGGATTGGTTGCTCCAGAACGGCACGCTCTATCGCTCTCTTCCTGTGTTTGTTCCAGACGACCCGTTTGGCGATACCTCCTGGTATCACGAGATGTTTTATCGGGATGGGGTCTACACGTTTGTGAAGTATGCGCCAGGCTATCATGCTGATGATGAACCCGACCCGTCCAAAGTGACGATGAGGCAATACAAGACGCTGAATGAGTTGTTCGAGGGCGAGCAGGTGAGGAATATAGCCGATTGTGCTCATGATGTGAGTGATCCTGGGTGGCACTGGACACATTACGCGCCTGCAGTCCTGGTGAGTGGAGGTCGTGAGTGATGGTTATCACAGGTGAGATGCTAGTGCAAGCGGCGTTGACGGCATTCTTTGTGGTGTTCTTCTTAGCGATTATCTCGTTGTTGTTTGGACGCTGGATGTGGCCCAAGCCGTAGGCAATTCACTAGGGTGGAATAGGTGGTAGGTGTGGCGGAGAAGTATGGGCAAGTGCAACTGGAAGAAACGCCTAAATCAGCAGCAGCATTCTATGAGTACTGTTTGCTCGGTGCTGATCGCAGTTTAGCAAAACTTGCTCAAAAACTCGGTAAGTCAACGGCATATATACGGTGTCTGGAAACGTGGTCATCGCACAATAGGTGGCAGGAACGGGTCAGAGAATATGACGCTGAGCAGGCAAGATTTCAAGGAGAAGCCATCCTCCAGGAGCGTACAAAAATCCTCAAATTTCGTTATGCGCTTATGCACAAGCGCATTGAACAACTTGACCGCATAGCACAAAAACTCCTCGATTATGCCGAAGACGAAGAAAAAGTATGGCTCCCCGATGTGAAAGCTATTGGCAATGGACCAGGCGCTGAACGTGTTGATCTAGTGCAGTTCAACGATGCCCTCTTCCGAGAAATCCGTGCGCACTTTGCCGATATCGCATCTGAACTGGGTGAGCGTGTCAAAAAGACCGATACCACCGTTACGGTAATCCCAAAGACCTACCTTGATCTTGATCCTGATGAGGACGGGAGCGAAGAGTGATGGGAGCAGTGATGAGCGCTCCGAAAGAGCAACGACCCTACAAGCGATACGGTGCTGCATTGACTGCATGGAAATCTCGACGGCGTGAGCTGGTGCTTTCTGGTCCTGCTGGAACTGGCAAGAGTCGCGCCTGTTTAGAGAAACTTCACTTCTGCGCTGACAAATATGCTGGCATGCGTGGGTTGATCGTGCGTAAAACACGGACCAGTGTCACGCAAACAGCAATGGTGACATTCGAGCAGAAAGTGTTACCTGAAGGGTGGCTTGGAAACATTATCCACTTTCGCTCAAGCGAGCAAGAGTATCGATATCCCAACGGCTCCATTATTGCCGTTGGCGGGCTAGATAAATCATCCAAGATCATGAGTTCCGAGTGGGACATGATCTATGTACAAGAGGCAACAGAACTAAGCGAGGATGGATGGGAATCGCTGACCACACGCTTACGTAATAATGTGATGCCTTATCAACAACTTCTTGCTGACTGTAACCCTGGACCTCCTACCCACTGGCTCAAACTTCGCGCTGATCGTGGTCTTGTGTTGATGTTGGAGTCCAGACACGAGGATAATCCCTCCGTTACTCCTGAGTATATTGCTACCCTGGATGCACTCACAGGTGTGCGCTATCTCCGTTTACGCAAAGGAATATGGGCAGCGGCTGAGGGATTGGTATATGAGGAGTGGAATCCCGCCATACATAAAGTCTCACGCTCGAAGCTGGTGGAATGGCAGATCCTTACATCGACAGGGGCGATGAATCGTAATGGAGCAAGGCGGGTTATTGCTGGTGTGGACTGGGGATGGAAGAATCCTGGAACCATCCTCGTTTTTGCTCTAGATGCTGATGATCGTTTGTTTCTCATCCACGAGGTGTATCGAACACAGCGTACAGATGACTGGTGGACAGAGCAAGCGGTGCAACTCAAGAAGATGTATGGCATTAGTGAGTTCATCTGTGATCCTGCTATGCCTGCCTATATCGCCAAGTTCAAGCTCGCAGGCTTAAATGCTATCGAGGCGAACAATGAGATCGCCGCTGGTGTCAACGATATGCGCGAATGTCTCCAGATAGCCAGCGATGGACGACCGCGTTTTTATGTCTACGAATATGCGCTGAGAGATCGTGATGAGACACGTGTTGAGAAGTATCTCCCGTTTTGTTTCGATGGGGAAATCTTGGAGTATGTGTGGCCGAAAGATCAGGAGGGGAAACCCGTTAAGGAATTACCAGTAGCGGTGAACAATCATGCGTTAGACGCCTCTCGCTACGTATGCCGGTGGTTGAGTAAAGACACGCCCTCATCAGCACACCATCTTTTGGCAATAAATCGTCGTGTTGAGTTGGACAGGAGAAGAAGGGTACAACCTATCCAGTCAGTGCAAAGAGGATGGCCGCAATGAGCAAGGTTAACCTCTCGGAGTGGACACCGGAGCAAATTGACGAGTTTGAACAGCTCTTCCGTGACCTCAAAAAGATCTATGGGAACGAACCACTCGCATTGACGCCAGAACAAAGAGACATCGCTGTTCAATTGGGATTGATACCTCCCTTATCAGTAAAGGTAGAGGTGGATTTCAAAGGGGAAAAATGTCGGGGGTTTCTTCATTTGGATGACAATGATGTCTACAGGGGGATGGTATATCTAGTTGAAGAGGAGAAAGAAATTCAATGACAGAAGTACAAACCGAGCAAACATCTTTAGACCAAATCAATACACCACTGAAAACCAATGTGATCTTTATCATCGACGAATCTGGTTCGATGGCATCTGCCGCCAGTGACGTACGAGGCGGGTTTAACACCTATGTCCAGACGCTGAAAGATGATAGCAACGAGTACTCTCTCACCGCTCTCAAGTTTGGGACAAATGTAAGACCCTTGTTTACTAATTTACCACTCAGTCAGGTACCAGAACTCACGGTAGCGAACTATAGACCGCTAGATGGGACTGCCCTCTATGACGCCATTGGGTATGGGTTCGCCTCCACGAAACAGCAGTCCACTGATCCGGTGAAGCCAGATGAAGCCGAGCGGTATCTGATGATCATTATGACTGATGGCTTCGAGAACTCTTCCCGTGAGTTTGACAAGGAGACCATTGTCAAGAAGATGAAAGAGCATGAGGCATCTGGATACTGGACGTTCGTGTATCTGGGAGCAGATCAAGATGCATGGCCTATTGCATCCCAGTTGGGATTTGCTCAGGGGAATGTGATGAGTTACGCCAGTGCTGATACCGGTTCAACGTTCTCTGAATTAGCATCATCAACCACAACTACCAGCAGTTCTGGACACGCACAGACGCGCCGCTTCTTTGGCGGGAAATAATAATGGATGAGTTCATACGAGATGTCATCACCAAACTGACACAAGCGCGAGTCAATGCTGGTCTGACACAGGCTGAAGTGGCCGAGCGCATGGGGACAAAACAAGCGTCTATTGCTCGGATGGAGAATGCTCTCAATGGGTCATTCTCTCTACGTCGGATAGCTGACTACGCCCTAGCGTGCGGGGTAGTTCCATGTCAGTTTGCCCATAATGAACCTTTAGAGTTTCATCTCATTTCTTTGGAACTTGCCTATGAGTTCACCCTTGTTGATCCACAAAAGCCAATGACATGGAAGAATTTCACGGCGTGGGTGTCAAAGCGAGTCTGGGAAGGTGCCCCGCCTGTGTATACTGTGTCGAGTACGTGGCATTGGGATGGGAGGAGTATAGCGGCATGAGTGATGAGAAGAACCTCGTCATGGCACCAATGAAGGTGAAGAACCTCTGCATCATTGAGTGGTGCTATCTCTGCAACAAGGCAAAGGCAGCATCCTACACGCTTGTCGATGCCTCTCATAGTGCGGATGAGGGTGTGCAAGATCTTCCATCAATGTGCTCTTGTGAATGGTGGGGGCAAAACTTCACGACGAGTCATGTGGGATGGAACCCGTCGCCTAGTACTTACCATGTGGTACAACCTCCTCCTGTCACTCCTACCTACTCATTCAAAGCCTATCAACTCACGGAGTATGATCTGCAGCGTATACGGCAGATAGTTGCTGAAGAGGTCAAGAATGTGTTGCAAGCAGTGAAGGAGGGGCATGCTGGTGAGTAGCAAGAACACAGTATGGATCAGCGACCCGACCACTGGTCGCTTGTTACAATCTGAACCCGTGTCGGGTACTGTTGTGGTTACAGCACGTCTGGTACAAGAGGATATTGAAGTGATACGCCATATTGTTGAGGAAGTGGTTGAGAAGGCGTTTCGGAAATGGCTTGATACCAATCTTGCAGTCGATGAGTTTGCCTATGAGCATCTCCGCGACATGGCGAAAGCATCTTTGCCTATGAGTGACGAGAGACTTGCTGGGATGGACTCATAGCAGTGCTGAGAGTGGGAGGTGTGATGTGGCAGAGAAACATGAAGGCGGAGACAACCGAGCATTTGAGCAGAAACGGATAGCAGGCGTCCAGAAGCCTCGTCTGTTTCAGCATGTCCCTCATCCTCATGTCCCTCACAATGTGAACCTCCTCCATGAGGCAGAGAAGGCCAGCTCCTCGCTTAACGACAGGATTGCTATTGCATTGACCAAAGGTGTGGGGAGTATGACTTGTGCCTATATCTTCGCTGTCCTGGCTCTCCTGGGGTTGCCGGGTTTGCTTCCACCTGTTGTTGCGCAGTGGGTCCAGTGGATCTCTCAGACATTCATTCAACTTGTCATGTTGAGCATTATCATGGTTGGTACTGGACTCTTGGGACGACATCAGGAACTGCAATCGGACGAGCAATTTGAGACAACAACGAAAACGTACAACGATATCGGGCAAATCATCGAACATCTTGGGAAACAGGATGAAGAGTTACTCAAGCATACCGCTATTCTCACCGCAATAGCACAGATGATGAGTGGAGAGGGAACACATGGCGATTCCACCAAATAAACCGAAGAATGGAGGCGATCCACCTCGCCCAATTCTGTTGCATCGTATGAGGCGATTTGTTGTGACGTTCAACAATCGGAAGAAGAGGGGTGCCTACCCTGCTCAGTCTCATACTGCTGAAGGGTGCGTTGCGACCAATGGAGAGGTTGCCATTTTTACCGATGACTTCCATAGACGTGGATTTCGCAGTGTAAGTGAGATGTGCAGCGCATTAGAAGAGTATGGGGACTGCAACGTGTCCTGGGTGCCTGAGAATGGGTTGACCGCGCTCTCTCCTGTGACCCGTCGCCTCCTCTCCCAATTTATCGTAGAAGCCTTTCAGGAGGGTAGGGTACAGGATACCCTCACCCGTTTTGCCGTTCCTCCTGACACGATGAAAGGCGCGATTGAGGAGTTGAAGCAGTTGATGGTGGAACTACAGGAGAAGCCAGTATGAGTGATCTCACCGTGAACCCTGACTTCAAGGTGGACACACGGGAACGCCTCATCACCATCTCTAACAAGGATGCGGTGATCTTGATCTGCCCCATCTGCGGCAATACCAAGAATGTCTTTCTCCACGCCATTCCGCTGCATAGCGAGATGGAGCCACAAGCGCGACTCAAGACGGGCATGATTCAATACCCGTTCTTCCAGCAATGTCACTGCAACAAGCAGACACCTGTCGTAGACCTGCAAAAGATATTGCGAGATATCTCAACGGCTCTTGCTACCTGTAAGACCATCGATGATGCTCAACGCCTGTTGCAGACACTGGCGAGCCGTGAGGAAATGAAGGAGTCATCATGAGCAAAGCTAAACAAGCGGCGCAGCGTCTTGCTCGTATCAAGCTGCGCTCTATTAGGCGATGGCGCTGCCAAGTCTGTAAAGGTGTCCGTCGAGTGGAGCCAGAACGCACAGATGAGATCCCGGTGGAACTGGAGGGATGTCACTGGTGCGTCTGTGGCGAGCATAATGAATACCGAGCACATATTGAGGCATGGCGGAATTGGTTAGTAGCGCGAGGGAACAAGGTAGCAGCATTATGAGGTGGTTCTGGCAGAGAGAAGCGCAACCGAAAGACGAGCATCCTATGCAGGAGATCTGGGATGAACTTGAAGAAGGTGGCAGTGGGCAATCGAATAGCGCATTGCTTACTCTGATGAAGTCATTGGAGAGACAACTGCCTATCTCACCGCTCACATGTTTACCCTATGATCCTGCGCTCATCAGGTATGATCCACCGCAGGGTGGGAGTGTTATTGCTCCTCCTCCTATGTCACGCGTTGACCATAGGTTGATTGGGTACAAGAAATATGAGCGATGATGTAGGGATGGATGCTCTCAACCTTTCAGAGTGGAATGCCGATCAGATTGACCACTTTGAGCAAGTCATCCTGGCACTCAAGGAGATGAACGGCGATAAACCGTTTGCACTACGACCAGAGCAGAGAGCAATTGCCATCCAGTTGGGGATTCTAGAGCCATTATCCGTAAAGGTGGAAGTGATGCTTGAGGGAAAGCCGTACACAGGGACATTGCACCAAGATGGTGATGTGTATCGAGGTGAGGTCTGCTTGGTAGAAGGTAAGAGCGTATGAGTGAGTATAGATTTGAGATTGTGAAGGACCAAGACGTTGACTGTTTGCATGTCCTGGTTGGTGATGAGGAGATTGTTGACGCTTCTATCCCACTTTGCGATATCCAGACAGCAATGTACCATGCTGGAGTCAAATGGGATCTGCCTAGTGTAGGGCGTATCAAGATCAGCGCTGGTGGTATTGAACAGTATAAAAATGGTTTACGAGTCTGTTTTCCTCAATTTGATTTCTGCCAGTCAATGATTACTGATGCTGATACCGGTCAATGCCTAAGTTTTGTGAACGGTATAGAGATCAGTAGCACCATCCCTCATGGCACGATTGTCAAACTCTTAGTCGCAGATTTTGAGTTAGATTGCCATATCCAGCAGCAGTTGAAACGTACTGGTGATTGGCGAATAGAAGATGCGCGAGCGAGCATCAAAGATCTGCAGCATCAACTTGAGGATATTGATAAGTGGTCTGAGATGCTGCGATTCAAGATCCAACAGTTGGAAGCAAAGCAAACTGGATTACTTACTCTTGCAGATATTGACCAGTGGATGGACATGATGTCTGAGGAAAAGAGTGAAACATGATACAAGAAGACCCATCTCAAATAAGACAACGCATGGCTCTTGCCACTGCTGTCCGTAATGCCGCCACACATCAGTGCATTTTCACCGTAGATGGCTCAGAGTACGCCTATATAGATGGAGCACTTTATAGGGTAACACCTGGCACGTCGCAGTTCCAGCGTGGATATGCTCCGGTTTCCCTACGCGTTGAAGAACTATTTGGGATGTCAGATGAGGATATTTGGGTAAGGGTGATGGGGGAGTAAGCACATGACGACAACGTGGCCAATAGAGATAGACACAACCAAAGATGAGCAAGAGCAAAACCGTATATGGATTCGGAACTATTTGTCTTACTTAGGGTATGATATCGAAGAATCATGCCCTCTTTTGGATGAGATCTATTCGCTTTATATGGGCAATAAGCTGCGTATTGGGAGACATGAGAAAAACGGTCGCCTCCCACTCATCTGCAACAACGAAAATAAGACCTCATTACGTAAGGACAAAAATCTCTATAGATGGGATAGCGGGCACCTCCTCCTTTGGCCCATTCATATTGTTTTGTGGAGATATAAATGGTGGCGAGAAGAATATGGTCCAAAACTCTGCTCTGGGAAGCGGGTAGTTGATTACACACAAGAAGGTGTACAGATCTTTGCTTGGAGTGTGCGTTTGGGACCAGTCGGAATAAGCGCTCGCACCGAATCGAAAATACGATGGTCATTCTGTTGATTGCGACGTAGGGATGATGTGAGTGTAGTGGAGGTGGAAGCGTGAGCAGGCGAAAATTCCGAAAAAAGCAGATGACCCTGGATAGAGCAAACCAGATGGCTCTGCCTGGTGGGGCAATGATGTATGTACCTCCAGGGGGCGCACAGTCAACCTATTCGCAGACGTTTTACGGGTCTCGCACAAAAAATACTCCCACAGGTCAAGTAGCACTTTTCACACCTGGAAGTCCATTGCAGCCGCAGCAAGGGATAAACCCTAATGGGCAACCCATTGCTTACCGTTATCCTTTCTCCTTCAATACGTTCCCGGTTGACCGTACAAGTCAAAACCCTGATATACCCTCTTTTCAGCAGTTACGCAACTTAGCGAAACTCTACAATGGAGTGACTCTTTGCGAACGCTGTTGGCTTGATCTCGTCCCTCGGATGAAACTCAAAATTGAACTCAAACCTGAATATGCGGCGCTTGGTGCCGATGAAAAAGACTATCAGGCAGACATTTCTTACTTCCTCACCTGGTTTGAGTCTCCTGATAAGATGCATGACCTCCACTCATGGCTTCGCATGTGTCTCCGCGAGCAAACTCAAATTGATGAACTATACATCTACAAACGGAAGAAGCGTGGTGGTGGTTTACATGCATTAGAGTTGGTTGCAGGCGATCAGGTCAAACCACTGCTTGATGATTGGGGCAAGATCCCGCAGCCACCTGATTTTGCCTACCAGCAATATCCCTGGGGCATACCGGGCGCATGGTTCAGATCCGATGAGATGATCCACTATCAGGAGTCTCCTGCTGCCGATAATCCTTACGGTCAGAGTCGTGTTGAGCGCATTATCATGCTGGTCAACCAGGGTCTCCGCAAGCAAAAGAAAGACCTCTCACACTTCACTGAAGGGAACATTCCGAGCGGCATGATGCTTGTCCCGGATGATGCCACCTGGACACCAGATCAAATTGACGCCTTTGAGCAAGCCTGGAACGCGTTACTCGCAGGAAATGCACAGCAACAAGTACGGATGAGATTTACCCAACCAGGGATGAAGTATCAACCATTCGAGCAGTATGGGCTTGATCCAACCTTTGACAAGTTCATTCTCAACATTGCCGTGAGCGCGTACGGCATGAGTATGCAGGATCTGGCGTTTACTGAGGATATCCATAAGAGCAGTGGTGACTCTCAACAAAATGTCACGTATAGGCGTACCATTGATCCTCTCGCCGTAGTGTACGCCTCCTTCCTCACCCAGTCCATGAATACTGACTTCCCACCTGAGTATCATGGTGAGATGTTTCAAGCGAGCTTTGGGGGCTATGATGAGGAGGAAGATGTATCTGAGTTAGCAGGTGCATATAGTACATTAGTGACATCAGGTATTCTTGGCATTACCAATGCTGGCAAACTGCTGAAACTCCCTGATGATCCGAATGCTCCCTACATTGGTCGGATCTTGGTTACCAAAGACGGACCCGTGTTCCTCGACGATATGGCGAGCGACAAGATGCGCAATGCTCAAATGCAGGCACAAATGGCAGGGTACAAACAAGCTAGTAGTCCACAACAACCCGCACAGAATCAACAGAAGACTGGAGAAGAAGAGCAGCAATCGAAGGAGAACGAGCAGAAGACGCCTGAGAACGAGCCTGCTGACCAGACAGCATCCACTACGCCACAAAATAGCGATGAACATGAGAGTGAGCAAGAGACCGAAACGCCCGAAGAGACGGCTGAACATGAGAATGAGATCTCGACCTTGCTCAAGCAGGATACAAGCGAGCCATTTACGCAACTTGAGCGTATGATCGATGTTTTTGAGCGGCATGAGCCTGGTGGACACGATCATGATCAGAAAACGCATGGAGACTTCGCCCATCCAGGATATGGCGCAAAGCACGACAAGACACCAGCCAATCAGGAGGCGATGCAGGCTGAAGCAAAAGCACAACCGGCGATCCAGGCGGCAGACAAGGCAGTACAGGCTGCCCAGGCCAAAGTCAATCAAGCAGAAGTGGCACTGGCAGGTGCGGCAACCCCTGCCGCAAAGGCACAGGCAAGAGCAGCGCTGGACCAGGCACGTACCGACCTCAGAAAAGCAAAAGATGCACTTCTCATGGAAAAAGCAAAGGCGAAGGATGCGGCAACAGCAGAGCGGGCAAAAGCCAAACAGGAAGCGCAGAAACTGGCGGCAGAGAAAAAAGCTGCTGCCGCCAAGCTGCATGCACAAAAGATGAAAGCACACCTACAGAAACAGGCACAAGCAGCATCCGCCAAAGCCGCGAGAATGCAGGCAACCGCACAACACAAGGCTCAGATTGCCGCAGGGAGAGCGGCCAAGTCTGCTGCGAAGTCTGGGAAAGCGCAGGCTCACGCACAACTTCAGGCTGCCAAACAGCAGCAGAAGGCGGCGAAGGTGTTGGCATCATTGGTCAATACGTTGGGAGCGAAGGCAACACTCTATAATGCGCTAGCAGGACGCAAACTCTCGAAGACCTGGAATGCGCAGGACTCCCAGGATGCTTCAGCTATTGCCAGTGACTTCCATGCCCTGATCGAGATGGTCAATTCTCATGCCAACGAAGGGAACGCAAAGGCACTTGTTCAACAATTAACGCAATCGGTAAGTAAGTTACAGGGACAAAAGGGAATCACCTCTGCGAGGTCTGCGGCATTGGATAAGTTGATAGCGCGTATCCAGTCCCAACTAGCGCTCAATCGCTCAGTTGGAGACGATAACAGTGACGAGTGGCTCTATGACGATCCAGAAGAGGATGAACGGTTTGATGATGAGGAAATTGACGAAGAAGCAGGAATTGAAGAAAGACGCTACACGATTGGCGAACTCCTTCACCTCCTCCAGGAACAGATGCAAGCGAAGGCGACAGATCAAAGAGATGGAACGGATCTTGAGCAACCCATCAAAGCGCGATCAGTTGATACAGGAAATGGCAATACGAAGCACGCCACTTCGTCCAATGACGAGACCTCGGATTACAAGCGATGGAGGGGACGAGCCATCGAAGATGTGAAGGCAGGAAAGTCACAACGCGGTTTTACTACAACACTGATACCCGACCACATCCATAGGTGGATTAGCGATGAGTTGCCTCTGTGTACGACTCCCGATGAAGTTCGCTCTGTGTTTAGCAGGGCAAAGAATATGGGTGATGAACCGCTTATCACCAGTCGTGAAGAACTAGCAAGGGGTGTTCATTCTGTGTTTAGCAAAGTGGCTCAGCGAGGGCACAATGAACTGATTACCCTGGAGTCTGAATAATGCATGCCAGTCTCATTGACCACATTGTCAAAACTTATGCCTTCACTGTTGAAGAGAAGCGGCAACTAGCCAACACACTTGCTCAAGGCTACTTGCAGGCGAAAACACAGGCATATCAGAGAGCACAATCACATGCTGGTCATATTGTGCAGATTCGTCATCCCTGGCAGGTGAGTGAGTCTGATGTAAAGAAGTCGCAACAATGGGCATTGAGTCAGGTACAGAGTATTGCAGAAACGTATGAGACACTGCTGCGCCACATGCTAGAACAACTCCCAGAGGAACGTGCTGCAGAAAATATCATTGGCAAAGTACGGGGTGTCATCTCATCCATTATTGACTGGATCAATGGCTTTTTGCCGTGGAAGGTGAAGCAAGTCGCTGATAACACATGGAACACTGGCGACAATGATGGAACAGAGCAGTGGATAGACGATGTGCAGTCAGATGACATTGAAGGCGATACGAGCACTATTTTCTTGAAAGTAGTGCCAGAAGGAAGCAGTTCTGACTATTGTGCTGACTTCGCTGGGCGCACTTTCGCATTGGGGGATGAGATTCCTCATTTCCCTGCTCATGTTGGCTGTATTCATTCTATTGAGGTTATTACGGCTTCCGAGCGCATGGTAAATGTATCGAGAAATGTACAACCGGAACGGTTTTTAGTAGGCGTGTGGGGCGTATGAAAGGGAATAAACGATGCCAAGTGAGTATCTTGCAGACATTATAGATCACAAACAGCGAGTAGCCAACTACTTGCGAATTATAGCGAATGACCTCTTTAAAAGGGCAGCGGAGCATGATAATTCAAAGTTTTCCCCCGAAGAGTTCGAGGCATATGAGAAAGCTTTTCCTGGACTCCAAAAATATGCTTATGGTACTCCTGAGTTCAAAGCAGAGTTGCGTAAGATCAAGCCAGCTATAGAACACCACTATGCGCATAATCGGCACCATCCAGAGCATTACAAAAACGGCATAAATGATATGAACCTATCAGACATGATGGAAATGGGGTGTGATTGGCTTGCAGCATCTAGTAGAAGTAAAACTGGACTTGAAAAGGGTCTTTTGATGAATAAGGAGAGATTTGGAATAGGTGACCAAATGTTTGGCATTATCCAGAGGACTATTATAGATCTCACCAAAGATGGAGAAGGTAGTAGCAGTGAGTAAACTTGTTCTAGTGACTGATTTAGGGTATAATAAGCACATAAATATTGTTGTGTCAGGCGCTACTTGCGATAGCCCTGACCGGATACGTCTGATAAGGAGACATATCGTGGATAGTTTACATCATCCTGCCCATTTTCAGCAAGCCTCTTCCTTTATCGATCCTCTTCAAGGCGCACAAGCAATCTCACAAGAAGAACGGTGGCTGCCCGTTGTAGGTTACGAAGGTTACTGTGAGATAAGTAATCTTGGCAATGTTCGTAGCCTTGGGCGTGTAGTGGAAAGACCTGTACGCGGAAATTACATCAAGCGTAACCGTACTCTCAAGCCACATCTAACGCCAAAGGGTTATGCCCGTATCCAGTTAAGCCGTGATGGAGTGTTGAAAAGTCATATGGTTCATAGACTTGTAGCCCAAGCCTTCATTCCCAATCCCTACGAATTGCCTGAAGTCAATCATAAAAATGGCATAAAGGTAGACAATCGGGTAGAAAATCTGGAATGGATAACATCTGCAGCAAACCAGGAACATGCCTACGAGATAGGACTAAGAGATCCTGTAACTAAATATATTATCCATTGTAAAGAACTAGATATAACCACTAAAGGGACTACTAAGATGGCTGAAGCCCTTAGAGAGCGGGGTTATGTCACTGCTAACCCTGGTGCCATTTGGAATTGCATTTTTGGAACGAGTGCAACCCATTTAGGCTTGACTTTTACAGGTTCAAGGCTAGTAACCAACAGAGTTTCATGAAAATGGGGTTGAGGATATGACGCTCCCGCAGATTATTGAGATGTCTTGTGCTGACTGGCTCGCAGCTTCTGAGCGAAGCCAGATCGATCTCTCAAAAGGTCTTGAGATGAACAAAGAGCGGTATCACATTGATGATCAACTGTTTCGGATTATCAAGAATACCATTAAGCAGTACGCACCAGAGAAAGATCTCGACTAAACAGGAGACAGATATCATGCGAACGTTTTTGCTCATGCGCTATGATAACCCATCGGCTCCCAGTTTCTTGGATGTAGAAGTGGCTGCTGAAGGAGTTATTTTTACCGAGAAGGTTGTGCTTTATCACCTCCATGATGAATCTATCACCATTTATGACTCAGTGGATGTCCTCAAAGGGACGTGGGTGGACGATGGCACACATTTCATCCAGTTCAAGGAGGGTATACCACTTCATGCCGTAGAGCGACATTTTACTCTGGCAGAGCAACAAGAGATTGTTCAGATCGTGGAGAAACACCTGAGACAACAATTACGGTTACGTGGAAATACCTTGATGAAATGAGGGAAGTGGATGGTGGAGCCGCCAATGGATCTACGTGTGTCAGTTGAGGGACCAGAATATCAGAAGGTGGTACATGGTGTGGGTCAACATGGCAACGGTGCCTGGTTTACGTTGACTGTTGCTGTTCCTGGCTGGACTGGTGACATCCCCTATTCCATGCTCACGGATGTTCTTTTTAGCAGGCAGAGAGGGTCCCGGCATAGATTGCGCAAACGACCTGAGCGCATGAAGAAGAGGTGGAGGAGGGATATGCGATGAAAGAGTTACCAGTTACGCAAACTGATACCCAACAGATCCCAATTCGATGTGAGACCACAGGCCGATTAGTAGCACGGGCAGATGAGCATGGCGTCTATTTCTTTTGTCGGCAACACAATACTCAACATCTGATGTCATGGACTGCATTGGAAAGATTAAGAGAAGATATTCGGTTGGGAGAAGTGAAGCCGAAGCAGATGGTGTGAGAGAATATCAGCGTCATAAATTGCCTTTTCAGGCGAATTCATGGTATAATGAGATTGGTTGATTGAGTTGTTGCCCTTGCGGTGATGGAAACACCCAAGGGCGTGATAGCAAGGAGTGACCCTTACTATGGATAGCACTATACCAGAAGGTTTTAAACGATGCAACAAATGTGATCTAGTGAAGCCGCTAGATGAGTTTTATACGATGAAGAGGCCGAATGGGATAAGGAGTCCAAAGTACATATGTAAAGAGTGTGAGAATGTAGGATCTCAAAGCCGCTTCAAGCAAAAGAAAGTACAAGCAAACAAAAAGTGCGCCTATCCACCCTGTGATACTATCATTGTGCCTTCCGCAACTTATTGCTCTGCTCACTTCCGGTTAAACCCTGAAGAGGTTGAGCGACGTGCTTCTAAATTCCCTCCTAAATCCACCTGCATTTTTCCTGGTTGTGGCAAACTAATCTCTCGCGGAGCATCATATTGTCATTATCACTATAATCGACGTGAACGATCCCACGTCACTAAATCTAAGATGTCTATGTCTGCTAAGAGACGAGCTAATACTCCAGAAGGCAGGGCAAGAATGTCTCAAGCTGCCAGCCTTGGAGGGAAAACATGGAAGGGACGGCACCACACACAGGAAACAAGAGATAAGATACGTGGAAAGCGTGCAATGCAAATTCTTTCTCGTGAAAGTCTGGAGAAGACGTGGAGTAAAACGCGAGGTCGACCTGGCAATCGTGGCGGTATCCCCCATACAGAGGAAGTAAAGGCGAGGATCTCAACAACCCTACAGTCTAAGCGAGAGCACTTATCGCGGAAGGGTAGAGAGCGTTATGAACGTGAGACAGAGGAGCAACGGGAAAAACGACTTAATCACTGGATACAGGCTGGACAAGAGAGTATAGCTAAGATTTTTAGTGGTACTACCATCGAAATGTTTATTGCTCAGCAACTCGACACTCTAGGTATTGAGTATGAAATGCAAAAGAAGATTGGTTACTATATTGCTGACTTTTGTATTCCTTCTCATATGATAGTGATAGAAGCAATGGGATGTTTCTGGCATGGGTGTGAGCAGTGTGGATATAATGAACCTTGGCATATACTCAAGCGAGAGAAGGAGAAAGTGCGAACCGAAAGGATAGTGAAGAAGGGATATTCTGTTGTAGCCCTTTGGGAACACGAGATTCGTCGAGCAATGCAAGATAGCGGCTATATCTTGCAATTAGGAATTGAATAGGCTATACTCTAAAGTAACAAAATATAATTGATGAAGAGCCATAGCGTAAGACGCATAGGCCGTCCATTTCAAATTGAAGGGACGGCCCCTTTTTATGGCAATAGACCTCTCCTCACAGACAATAGACGTTTGGCCTGAAGGTGCTGAAGAGCAGGGAATTGCTCGTTCCATGACCATGGACGAGCGCAATAAAGTTGATGACTCAGACTTTGCGTGGCCCGACGCCCCCGACCATCCAAAGTACCCCGTTCACGACCAGGCTCATCTGGATGCTGCTGCAAAATTGATAGGACGTGCCCCTGCTGACAAACAGGACGAAATCAAAGCGCGTGCCAAAAGAATCGCTAAGCGTAAGGGTCTCAAACTTCCTGATAGCTGGGAAGAGGGCAGCGCAAAAGACGATAGCACCAAAGATCGTGCCGTTGGAACGGAAGCGTCCTCTCCCAACATCCAGGTCACGATTGACGGAGCCATGCTTGCTGCCACCACTACGAGTACCAACGTTATTGCCGATATCACCCTCCACCGAGCAGCTGGAATGAATCACGATCCCTTCACGGGTACACACAGTCATGCGCACCCAGCATTTGGCAGTCAAGGGGACGACGAGATGCATGAACATGAGCATAGCCACGATGGAGATGCTGACCACAAGCATAGTCATGCCCACACGTCGGATGAAAAGAAGGATCGCTCTGTGGGTTCCATCGTTCAGGTGAGTGACCGTCATGTGATGTCTCTGCCTCTTGTGCGTATCGATGCAGCAAAACGGGAGGTCTGGGGGCAGGCAACGGCTGAAGTCCCTGACAGTTATGGGACGATCTTTGGATACTATCCCGAAGCCTGGACGCAGTGGCGAGGCAATATCAGGGAGCAGCATGATCCCAAGAAGGCGGTAGGCAAGCGTGTTGATCTTGATTGTAATGATCAGGAACGCGCTGTTTATGTGGGATCTCGTGTGAGCCGTGGAGCGCAAGACACCTGGCTCAAGGTAGAGGACAACGTGCTGACAGGGTATAGCGCCTCCATTATCCCCGATGCTGAGTATGGCAATGACCCACGACGCTGGCCAAAGAAAGAATACAACGGAAAAGAATATCCCTACCTCCCCCGCTATACCGTTGCTGAGTTATCCCTCGTTGATAATCCAGCCTGTCCTGGCTGCAATATCCAGATTGTGCGAGCTGATGGTTTTGCTACCGATGTTCTTGACCTGACTGAAGAAGAACCAGAGCAACCCAAACCAGTAGAGCGAGCAGGGGCCAGAGTCTCTGGCGCAACACGCGTCTCGAATCACAAATCCATTGGACATACCCTTCGAGCAGCTATCTCACAAATGCAGAACTGTGGGGGTGACTGCCCTCAGTGTACTGCTGCTATGAAAATCATTGATCCTGATGGGGATGGCGATATCGATCTTGGAGGCTATGACGACTCTGATGGTGACTGGCAATCGCTCTACAATGGCAAACAAGAGGACATGGAGCGCGTGGTCACTGAACTCATCGAACGCTCACTCCAACCCGTCTATGCGCGATTTCAGGGCATTGCAGGCACCCTTGCTCGCAATAATGCTCTTCCAACGAATATTGATTCTCTGATTTCATCCTCCATCTCACGCGCATTTGAAGCGATTGACGCCAAGCTTACGGCGCTTCCGACAGAGGCAAGCCTCGCTGAAGTACGCGCTGAATTGTCAGCGGTAAAAGAGCGGGTTGTCCAGATTGCAGAGCAGCCGATGCCAGGGGGGCCGATTCTCAATGCAGGCGTGATGCCACGGGCGATTGAAAAGCAACTCCCAACTGATCCTCCCTACGCACCACCACGACCATCGATGGGGTCGGTGTATGACGCGATTGCAACGATGTCACGGCAGGGTCAGCTCGATACCGAAGATAAACAAGTTGATGCAATGTACGCTGGCCTGCTGGCACAGCGCAGGAGATAGACATGACTGTAACGGATAACGTCATACAGGGTCAATTGCCACCAGGCGCACAAAAGAGCGTTGGCGATAGTAAACATGCCGCTGGTGTGATTGATGAGTCCTTGTATACCGAAACCGATGTGCTTGCTAATCAGGCTCGCATGATGGCACGTGCTCGCAATGGCATCGCGTATGAAAACGGAGACGAATTTTCAGACCGCTTCGTGAGGGATGTGCGCGGGATGAACATGCCAAAACAATACGTTCATCAACGATTGAGCCAGGATACCATCAACGCTCTTCAGACTGGCAGCCAACAGCGCGATCAGCAGTATATCGGGAATAACGCCGATTGGACCGGGTACTATCTGGAGCCATTGGCGAAATTTATTGTGCCGTATGACACTCCAGTGCGCAATATGCTGCCACGCTCACCAAGTGTAGGCATCGATGTCGAGAACTGGCGTGCCATCACGGATGTGTTTGGCGGTACTGGCCCAACGGTCGGACAGTTCATCCTCGCACAGCAGACCGCACCACAGAAGGCATCATATACCTGGGCGAATAAAAGCAATGTCCTGCGTCAACTTGCCTTCTCCGACGTGGTGACCTTTGAGTCTGAGTTGTTTGGTCGGATGTTCGAGCCGGATGTTCGAGCCAAGGTTGCTAGTAAACTTGCCCCGTCGCTTATGCTTGGGCAAGAGGTCTGGTACTTAAACGCCGCGCAGAACCTGTGGAATCCACCGCCTCCAAATACGCCAACCACAGCAACAACAGGTGGAACCGTTGCCGCTGCTACCTATTGGATCATCACAACCGCCGTGAATGCACAGGGCGAGACGTTGGCATACTCATTGCCACCAGCTTCTTCTTCTGTCCCATTCGCTATCTCTCAGACTACCTCTGGGAGTACCAGCACACTCTCATTCAATATCATGAGGGTCCCGAACGCGGTCAGTTACAACGTCTATGTCGGATCTGGTTCAACACAACCTGCAAACTCTGCAATGTGGCGACAGTCAGCAACCACCCAGTTTGGCGGTTCGACTGCCCTCAATGATCCCGGCGGACTAGCCAGTGGGTACTTCAACGTCACGATGAGTGCAGCGCCTGCCACTTCTGGTACAGCATACTCAACGGTGGTGACCGCAGGCAATACGGCGGTTGCCTATACTTCTGGTGGTGGTGGCACTCCAGCCAACCAGACACTGACCTTTGATGGCATCCAGTCACTCACCTACCTCAATGCGGGCACACTTTCAACCGTTGGTGTTGGTGGCGAGACAGCAACAGTCAGACGCGTATCAGATACAGGTGGCGCTCTCGCTAAGACGGATATTGACGGGTGGCTAGAGGCCATGTACCTCAATGCCCGTGCCAACCCTGAATGCCTCCTTGTCTCCGTGAAAGATCACAAGGCCCTCAGCAATATCATCACCACATCCACCAATTATCGCGTCAACGTCCAGCCCACCGGGCCGTCTCAGACCGATTTGGTCGGAGGAGGCCGTGCGACGAAATGGATCAATCAGACGACAGGACGAGTAATGGACATCATTATGACTCCGTATCTGATGCAAGGGACGATTTTGGCTCTTTCGCTTACCCTTCCTTTCCAGGTAGCAGAAATTGATAAACCGCCATTACGGGTATCTGTGAACAGAGATATGTGGGCAATGGAATATCCACCTGACCAGTCTCACACTACACAATGGCTCTATAGCTGTTTTTCAAGCGAGACAGTTGTAAACCAATTTTTGGGCGGTGCTGGAGCGCTCGTAGGCTTAGTGACTGCTTAAATAAATAGTGTATCTATTAGTCCGATCTGGCTCAAGAAGCCGGTTTATCGGTTGACCTTAACAACAAAATAGAGTACAATGCATGTGGTTGTCTAGGGACGGATTGATCATCCGTTCCGAAGAAGCGTTACCTTGACGCTCTGGCAACCACCACGATCAAGGTTAAACTTAAGGAGTTTAGAACTATGCCTCAGTGTGGCATCTATCAGATCGTAAACACGATCACTGGTGACTGTTATGTTGGCAGTGCTGTTAATTTTCATGTACGCAAATTGCGTCACCTCAACGAATTACGGCAAGGTATCCATCATTCTCTCCATCTCCAACGTGCATACGATAAGTACGGCAAAGATGTCTTCGTTTTCACTTTTCTCGAAGATGTTATAAGAGATCGAGATACCCTCTTCCAGCGTGAAAGCCATTGGGTACAGCAACTACATCCTCAGTACAACACAGGCAAAGTAAATGCAACTGCCCTTGGCGCGAAACGGACAGAAGAAACCCGTAAGCGCATAACTGAAAAAGCTACGGGACGGAAGCATTCTGAGGAAACTAGGCGAAAGCAATCAGAACGTAAGTTCGGTATCAAACAATCTCCCGAATTCATACAGAAGCGCTCAGAAGGCATGCTTGGTCACGCAGTTTCTGAGGAAAATCGCCAGAAATTTGCTGAAAGAAGTCGTGAGATGTGGGCAAATCGCACACCTGAAGAAAAGCGTGCGATTGTAGAAAAGCGTTCACCTGAAGTTCAAGAGAAGAATCGAGAACGAATGCGTGAACTTGGCAAAGATCCTGACAGGATTGCACATATCAAGCAAGTGCATTTGGGTGCCAAGCGGTCTGAAGAGACACGTCAGAAGCAACGTGAGGCGTGGGTAAGACGGAAACAAAGACAACTGGAGAATCCGAAACCTCCAGTAGAAAATACGCAGCCTCCCAAAGAGTATAAGTACTCTGAGGAGACTCGAAGAAGGATGTCTGAAGGGAAAAAGGCATCCTGGGACAAAAAGAAAGCCGCGCAAGCGGAAACGATACAACAACAAAATCTGTTTGATTAACTCCTCTTCCTCCATTGGAACGAGTTAACAAACGTTCTAATGGAGGTTTCCTCTATGGACAATCCGAATGTGGCATCCACGACTGGCGAGGCGATTCCTTTTTCGACGTCTGTCCCACCTGTGGTGAGCAAGTCTGGTCACCCATTCCAGCAAGTGGAACCATTTGCTGTTGCTGCAAATACCTCGCAAACACCGATGAGTTTTGAGACAACCGTCAAAACCTCCTATGAACTTGCGAACAGTGAAGCCGTACAAGGGGCAAAATACACCTTTGGGCAGCAGGGGTCCATTCCTGGACAGCCACCGATGGTACCAAAGGGGTCGCTTCCATCATTTGAAAAGCTCGATATGAAACCATTGCCTATGCAGGGGTTACCTACGCCCCCAGACTATAAACCGTAATCAGGGCATCCATGTGGGATGGAAGGGATGAGAGAGAACGATGCCAACACCACCAACTGATGGGAGTTTGCCAAGAGATGTTGCAGGGTTTCCTGCAGATGGTGTCTATGTTTCAAACACTGGCACGGTTGCTGCAATGGGGGGCACGCTCACTACTGATAATCTGAATATTCCGAGTGCGCCGCCCGTTATTCAAATGGGTGATGGATCAACGCCCTCGCTTCGGGCGACGATCACCGCTTTTCACTCTGCTGATCATCAGTATTTAGGGGCCAACGCGAACGGACTCAATACGGGCGGCTATACCCAACTTCTGACGGTCGATGGATATGGAGATAGGCAGCGTGAAACAGGGGTTGACGGTATTTCAGCGATAGGCATTGCGACTGGTGCTGCTCAATTCGCACAGTTCTTTGCCACAACGGTCCCAACAACAGGAACGCTTACTTCAGGACAGGCGACAGGAACGATTACCCCGGCCTCTATGTTTGGCATTCAGGTCGGGGCTGTGCTCACGGTGGACACTGGGGCAAGTGTCGAAGTGGTGATGGTTACGGGTCTTCCGAGCGCCTCTACGGCGACGGTTGTTCCTGTCAACGGTGCCCCTACAGCACCCACCTTTAAATTTACCCATACTCCTTCCTATACCGTCACCGGCTTTGTCTACAACCAGGAGCGTGATGCATCTGGGGAGAACTCAGGCGCATCTGGCAAGGGAACGGCGGTTGCCGCCGAGTATGAGTACGCTTCAGGTGGACCTGCCCTCGCCAATGGGACGCCCTCTCAACTCCAATACGACCGTGAAGTGGCAGCCCTTGGCAAAGTAGCGAGCAATGCAGGCGCAGGTTTTGCCATATCAAGCACGACTGCTGGTGACACCATTCTGACGCCAACGACACCAGGGAACTTCAAGACCCTCACCCCTGGACAGTGGATCAGGCTGTCAGGATCTGGCACGAATGAGTACGTGCGTGTCCATGACTCCTATACCATTGCTACAGCACCTGCCACCATCCCACTCACTTCTCCTGTGGTCAATACCGGGCAAACCACCGCAACCTGGGATGCCTTTGGCGCAAACGGACCAGGGCAGACCCCTGTATTGTGGACAGGCGAAGGCTTTGAAGGTGTCTTGCTCAATGATCGAGCGAACGCAGGGTTTGCGCGTGCCTGGCAAGGGAATACGGTTGGTGAGGCCGCAGTCACCAACGGGGGATTGCAGACAACACAGACAACACCTACATCACTGACCGTCATCAAGGCGAGTCCTGGTCGTTTAGCACGCATCCTGGTCTCTGTGGCGAACGGGGCAAACCCGATCCTTATCTATGACAATGCGTCGGCTGCCAGTGGAACGGTTATCGGCGCGGTGGCAGCTTCTGCCGCGATTGGAACGGCTGTGGATTGTCAGATGCCAGCCGCTAATGGAATCACGATTGCGGCAACCGCCAGCGCGGGCACCATTACGGTGAGTTGGAGCTAAATCGAGGAAGAAGGAGGGGCATCATCATGACACACGCGAGTCCAGGAGATCCGCTCAACCCTGCGCAGGAAACGAGTGCAGAAGGGTTGCCAGGAGGCGGGTTTCTCATTCCATCTCATGTGATGAACGTGGGAAGTGGGCAGTATAGCATGTGTACGCCCGTGCTCCTGCCAGTTCCTCTTCAACACGCTCAATACAAGAGTACCGACGTGCCTTTTCGTCCATTGCGGGCAGACTACAAGCCGTGAGGGTGAATGAACACGTACATCAGTTGGTTCGACTGGCAAAGGACGACGACGGGGTTAGAGTGGTTGTCTCTGGTAGGAAATACGGGGAGAGTAGGAAGCACCATCAGCATAGGGGCAACCTCTCTTCCTATCACACCCGCCTTAACAACTGTTCAGGTGAATCAATGGGATGTCATTACGGTTTTCGATGGATCTAGTTCAGAGGTGGTCACAGCGACGGCGGGAGCAAGCATTGGAGCAACCAGCATACCAATCACCGCGACAACCTTTGCCCATAGTGCAGGGACGCCCTATTGCACTGATGGAGTGCTCGGGAGTCTGGCAGATCAGATCGTAAAGGCCTCCCAGTGGCTGGAAACTATTTGTCGGCAATCTCTGTTCTTGACGACCTATACCAATGAGGAGTTAGCGATGCCATCGATGAGAGCGTCTATCGACAATGCCTATGCATTGCACTTTCGCCCTCGCCATTGGCCTATTCAATCCTTAACCAGTCTTTCTATCGCAGGAACACCAGGAACGGCGATCTCATTTGACCCAACCCAGGTCTTTATCAACTCAGACAAACAAATTTGTACGATGCCCAACATGCAGCCCTTACCACTGCCAGGAAGTGGACAGGCACCGTACCCGATTTGGAATGTCCCATCGAGACAACGTATGGCACAGTTGACCTTGACCTATCAGGCAGGGTACGCAGCATCGGCCATGCCACCTGACGTGACAGAAGCCGCCGTCTTATTGACTTCTGATCTCCTGGCGAAACGACAAAATCCCATTGGTGCGCCTGACCTTGGAAGTGGGAACCGGCATATTTCAGCCGTGCTCAGAGGCGATAATTCAGGTGAAAGCCTCCTTGCAAAAAGAGCGATGCGTATTTTAGAAAACTATATGATGCAATCTTTTTAATTCATGAGAGGTGAAGCATTTCAGAGGACGTGAGGGCAAACATCACAAGAGCAGGAGTCAACACTCCCATAGCCACAAACATTGTTTTGCAGTTAGATGAGATGAATGCACTGGAAGCAGCGAGCTATCAGGGGGCAGACCCGCACTTTACCTATAAGGTCTACACCACGATGCTGCCAGTAGGAAACCCTCAATTGGTCCAATTTCGTGATTACCTGATTGATCAGGTGGTGATTGACGCAGTCACCAATGCACCGCGCAAATTTCTGATTATTGGCGAACCGAAAATGCATATCGCTGATGGACATTGGCAAATGGTTGTAACCCGCATGAGAGGATCATGATATTTCACCTTGTTTTACCGTATATAAGTGATAGTGAGGAGATACAATATGCAACAACATGTCACACAAGCAGAGCATCAGGTGTTGGCAGAGGCTCATACAAAACTGCATGCGGCTCATGTCCAACTCCGTGATGACCATGAACTGTTGACAAAGGCACATCAGGAGTTGAGTGAGCGTGTAACAGCACTGGAGAAGCATGCAACTCCTGCTCCCGGCACGACGACAGCAAGCAGCGTTCGTAAACCAGTGATCCAGAAGACGGGCGAGCACTAGAGGCGACGGGAAGAGGACGGTGAGGGGGAGGCGCGGTGTGGATGCTGTGTTCGTAGTGGGTGATCGCCTCGCCCGATCCGTCGCCTCTCATAAAAGAGAAAGAATGCAGGATGAAACAAACAAAAGCCATGCCAGTCCTCTCGACTACTGCGACCGTGGTCGAGGAAGTGAAGACGCCAGAACAGCGCCTTGTCGCCATTGAACAGCGTCTTGAGTCCTTGGAAAGGCAGGCTCACACTGAGCATACCATTGGTGAAACGACATTAGAGACGATTGCTACTCATGTTCTGCGTCGTTTAACAGAGCATTTGCAGCACACGTTTGGGCAGACGGATACACAGATCTAACCCGCTTTCAGGGGAAGTAGAGAGAAGAAGAGGAGAAATGTTATGCCACTCAATCCAGGTGCCGCCGATTTTCTCACGACGCCTCCTGCCCCAACGGTTGTCCAAAATGCTGTTGGAGCCAGTGCGGCGATTACCTATTCCATCGTCTTTGTCAACGCATCCGGCCAGGATTCTATACCTAGCCCAACAACGGTGACCGGAGCAAACAATGCCTCAACAGCCAATAATACGCTTTCCTGGGCAGCTCAGGCGGGGGTTATAGGAACCCGTATTCTGAAGAACGGCAACCTCCTTGCGACGGTTGGTCCGGGTGTGACCTCCTACACTGATAGCGCAGGAAGTGCTGGTATTGCCTACACGGCCTATACCGCTAATCCAACGGCGATGGTCCCTTCAACGAATAGCCCGATTGATGGAGGCTACGCCACCTATTCGGCATCGATGCAGGCACTGGTGGCTGTCACTGGATGTACTGATCTCTTCACCATCTATGGAAGCGCAACCAAGACAGTTAAAGTGACGAAAGTGACCATTGTGGGTACGACCATCACGACCCCGATTGTGTCTGAAGTCCAGCTTATCAAACGATCATCTGTGAATACAACAGGAACAAGTTCTGCACCAACCAATCTGGTTGCGTATGACAGTAACAGTCCAGCAGCGACAGCAACGGTCTTAGGATATACAGCAAACCCAGGAGGCCTGGGGACGGTTGCAGGTATCATCAGTGCCTCGAAGATCATCCTCAATATCGTCCCAACATCAACCTTAGATGTCGCCCCTGATCGCTATATTCAGGAGTTTGGTGGAGGTCGTCCCTCGCAATGCCCGACACTTCGCGGTGTAGCTCAGGGACTCTGCGTCAACCTGGTGGCAACAGCCTTTTCCACTGCCGCAACATTTGATGTTGCCTTTGAATGGTGCGAATTCTAGCCTAATAAACCTATAACCCGTTATGTTGGGCAATGCATAACACTGTATTTTATAGCGTGTTTGAGAAACGGTATGCAAAGGTGGAAGGGGGCGTGGCATGAGCTTTGGCACAACACCAACCTCGACCACCCCTTTAACAACCAACCAATTTCCTGTGTCTGCCGTGTATATCCCTGGCACCAGTGGAAGCAACTTGACGGCCTTGCAGGGTGGTCCTGCATCAACAGACGGGTTAGGGAATGTTTCAGCACCTGTCGTGGTGGTCTTTGGTGGAACGGCTACCTTTCCTGTGCCGTCCAATAGCGGTGTTACCGTGGTAAGAAACAGTGCAGGGCGTCTTGCGACGGTGATCGTGACCACCAGCGGACCAGCACAACTCAACATCTACGACAATGCGAGTCAGGCAAGCGGAACGATCATCGGGGCGATACCGGCCAATGCGGCGGTTGGATCGGTCTACGCATTTAACAGTCCTGCCGCCCTTGGGATTGTGGCGAACTCGGTGGCATCCTGCTGTAGCGTCACTATTTGCTATTACTAAGGTATGTGAGGGGGAGAGGGAAGAGCGATGTCAACTGTCAATGTAGGCAACTCAACAAGTAATCCGGTTCCAGTGAACGTCAATGCCGCGTTGCCCGCTGGCGGCAATACCATCGGCAACGTCAATATCCAGGCCAGCGGATCTGCTGTCTCGCTTGGTCAGGCAGTCATGGCCTCCTCGCTTCCTGTGGTCATTGCGAGCAACCAAAGCAATCTCCCCACGAATTTTGTACAAGTTGCCGGTTCCGCCATTGCCACTGCTGCGACCGGGATCATCAAAGTTGGTCTCACGGATGGCACAGGCAATGCTATCACGAGCACCTCTAGCGCCATCGATGTCAACATCAAGAGTGGCGGCGGGTCAGGTTTTTCCGTCGTCGATGAAGTGGCATGGACAGCAGGCACTTCTGCGCTGGTGCCAACTGGTGGCGTCTTCAATGATTCCGCTGCTGCGTTGACTTCTGGTCAGGAAGGTACCATCAGGGTCACGAATAACCGCGCCATTCATGTCAATCTCCGTGACGCAAGTGCCAACCAACTGCTCGGATCGAAGACCTCTGCCAACTCTCTCCCGGTGGTAATTGCATCAGACCAGGCAGGACCCTTGCCTGTTGCGGGTATGGTGGCATCCGGTGCCTCCAATGCCAATAACCCGGTCAAGATCGGTGGAGCATTTAACACCACGCAGCCGACCGTCACAACCGGGCAGGCGGTCGATGCGCAATATTCAGCGCGTGGCGCAGCCATCGTGACGACCGGCGTAGATACCTTCAACGTCACCATCAACGCAGCACTTCCAGCAGGTGGAAATACGATTGGTGCAGTCACACAGGCCAGCGGTCCCTGGACCTCCAATATTACCCAAGTAGGCGGTTCCTCTTTAGCTCTCGGGCAGACGACCATGTCTGCAAGTGTTCCGGTGACGTTTGCTAGCAACCAGAGTTCGCTTGGCGTCACGCTTCCATCCAATAACACGACCATGATTGGCGTCATCAGTCCTGGAGGTATCTCCACATCAGCCATTGCAGCGGCAGCAACGAACACGGTGGTCAAGAGTGGTGCAGGACGATTATGTCGTGTCATGATCACGACCTCGGGCACTGCGGCACTCACGTTTTACGACAATGCCACAGGTGGAAGTACCACTGGAAACATCCTGGGTGTTGTTCCTGCTAATGCAGCAGCTGGGTCCGTCTATGATTTCCAATTTATCGCATCTACAGGCATTCAGGCACCGGGCGGTGCAAGTACGCCTGCCGTTACCGTTGGATATATCTAATCATGAAAGCGTTGTATGTCTACTGTTAATATTGGGTCTTCTCTTCCAGCAGGAAGTAATACCATTGGAAATGTGAAGATTGTTGACGTAGCCGGAACAAACCAGGCTGCGGTAGATGCCAACAACAATCTACATATTGCCGTGTACAACGCTGCGAACTCAATGGCGGTGGACTCCTCGAATAATGCCCATGTCGCTCTTTTCAATATAGGTAACCAGCTTGCTATCAATGCATCCGGTGCTCTCTCTGACAACATTACACAAGTAGGAGGAGTATCGCTTGCACTTGGGCAGATTACCATGTCTGCTTCCCTCCCTGTTGCCATCGCGTCTGATCAGACGCCGCTCAACGTGGTGAGTGTCGGGAGTTCCATAACAACACTGAATGGACCTGCATCAACGGACAATTATCAAGCGACCGTCTTTGCGCCTGGAGAGTTGCGGGTGAGCATGGAGCCAACACAACTCTTTCTGGATTCCTTTGATACAGGACTAGATACCGTGAATCGATGGAAAACGCCAACATGGGGACGAGGAGGTATTGCCGCCCTCAATGAGGCGACGGATACGAGGCTCGGAACGGGAACGCTCGCAAATGGATGGAGTTGTCTGGAAAGTCAGCCGACATTTGGACCAGCGAATCCGGGATGGCTTCAAATCACGTATGGGAATAACGTTCCCTATCCCTACATCCCGAATACCTATTTTTTCTGGGGAACAGGAACCTCTCCCGCTATCCCCACTGCCTTTGCTCCACTGGTCGATGCCGCAGGGTTTGAGATAGCCATTGGTGGTAGGCTCTTTGCTGTCATGTATCAGGGAGGTGTCAGGCAGCAAATCGCGGACCTCTCACAAGCTACAGGAACAAGAAAACAACCACAGGATGCTGGTGTCCACTACTATCACATGTTTTATCGAGGTGATCATACCTATTGGTGCATCGACAGTCTGGATAACGTAGTCGCACAAACCTTTACAGGCGCACCAGGCCCAAATCTCAATACGCTTCCATTAAAAATGATGGCCGCAGCAGGGGCGGGTGCTCCTCCCACCAACGGACAACTGATTTGCAATACCGTCCACGTGAGCGATACCGCACGCAACAATGTGCAACTTTCTGATGGAGTCTGCCCGTGGAGGCAAGCAACCATCGATGTCAATGGGAACCTTTCTGTCAAAGCATCAGCAACTGCCTTTATTTCCACGACTCTACAAAGCAGTGCAAGCGCGAACAGTAACGGAGCGACACTCTCTGTCCTTGGCATGGGTACGGTGACTTTTACTGTCACGGGTACCTATCAAGGAACCGTGAATTTCGAGGGCAGTGAAGATGGGGTCAATTTTTATGGGCTTCAGGCCACACAACTGGGCACCAATGTCTTTGGGATGAGTACGGCAACCACAGGCATCTTCCAGGCGTCGTGTGCGGGACTCCAAACCATTCGATCGCGTATCAGCGGGTATGCCACTGGGCAAATCACCGTTACTGCTCATGCCATTCCCTCCCCATTTTCAACACCAGTGGTCACGCTGAGTGGTGCGGGCGGAAAACTGGCCCTCTCGGCCAGTAGTCTAACGGTCAATGCCGATAATCCTATTACATTTGCTGGAGCAAGTACAGTCGCACGGCGTGTCCGAATACAAAACGAGTCAGGCGGCACAGTCTACTGGGATGCCGATGTGACTGCCACTATTGGCAGTCCGAGCCTCCCGTCGCCTAGCGCAAACTCAGTGATGGTGGAGTGGGTCAACATTCCCATGACCACTCTCCACGTATTTGTCCCGTCAGGAGGCACAGCAGTGCTCAATGGCACAGGCGGCGTCAAAGTGAGTGCATGGGCCTAGCCCTGGAGAGAAAAGAGAAATGCCTTTTACGATTGCAACAACAAACAATGCCCAAGGGACTTCGTACCCGCAGAACTCAACAGTATCAATTGATGGGAGTGCGACTGCATCTATTTTCTGGTACGACGGAGCACAGATGAACTTTTCTACTGCTTCTCCGCCCTATAGTGCTTGGTCACATCAGGCGACACTTGAAGCAGGATCATCCCCTGCACTTTCAAGCTTCCCTACAACGCCTGGGCACATTTTGGATGTTGGCGTAATCACTGGGGTGGGTGTGCAGTGGCACTTCTATCTCAACAACGCAATCAGCCAGAGCGCTAGCGTGGTGAGTGATTCTGCATACACAACGGCAACTCAATCAGCCCAGCACTATCGTGATATCCATACCCGCTATTGGGCCGTCGTATCTGATCACACTGGGGGCAGTGTCGAGGTGTATGAAGCGACGACGCCTGGGACGTCGAACTGGACTGTCAGTTTCAGTGCCAGCGGTGTTACTGCCACGACTTCTCCCGTTGCGGCCATCTGTGGAAACTTCCTGGTCGTGGCGTATCAGACGGCACCGACTACTTTTACCTATGTCCGTATTGATGTCTCTGTGTCAACGCTTGGAAGTTGGAGCACGCCAAAAACGTTCTCCCTTGCCGCATCGACTGCTTCCTCGACCTTCTGCTTGCGTGGCAACCCATCGGGCAAGGGTATGTTTGTCTACAACGGAACCGCTGGTATTGCGGCGCTCTCCTATGATCCTGTGTCGGATACCTGGGGGACGGAAACGGCGCTTACCTCCAACGGCAGTGATACGCAACCGACACTCGCGACGGTTGGCTCCAACTTTTATGCGGTCTGGTGCAGTTATGTTAGTGTGAACAACTACTCCATCGACTTCAACGTCTGGCGAGGAGGAACGCAGACGTGGGATATCGATAAGATCAATCTAGTGCCAGCAGGAGCAAACAATCATTTTCCACAGGTTGCCTATGGCTCAAATATCATCGGAGTGGCCTACACGGTGGGAACTGCTGCCCCATACAGCATCAATTTTGAGATAGCACTTGCAGACGGAGGACTTATCCCACTCTCGCTATATGGCATTAACACTTCTTCTGTCACTCTTTCGACAGCATCTACACTTGCCACACAAACAGGTGGAACGGCGACGGCAACTCCCATTACTAGCGCTCCGAGTAGTGGGACAAGTCTCTATATGGAAGCGCTCTCGCAAGGTGGCACGGGCAGCACAAGCGCATCCCTTCCAGCGCAAAGCGGCAAAGGGTGGCTCTACGAATCAACAGTCTTGGAAAACAGGAAAATCCCCGCAGGAAACTGGTCAGCCTTCGTAACCGTCGAGAATGGGTCTCGTATCAACGGTCAGACGCTTTCTAGTATGACTATTCGGTTCTCTGTGCGCTCGTCATCTGGCGTCTACACGACCATCGGAACTATTGCGCTCACCAATCCTTTCGTCCCGCACAGTCTTCAGGTGTTCTCATTTCCGGCTACGGCAATGCCAGGTGTGTCCTTTGGTGCTGGGGATAAGCTCTACATAGACTATTTCTATCAAAGCGGGACTGGTGCCAATGCATGGGCGAGCGATGCGATGGCAATCACAATGACCTTTGATTATGCACTCGGAATGAGTAATAATCTCCAGGTCGCCACACCTGGGTATGAAGCAGACCCTCCGCTTACTGTATACGGGAGTGCCGCTGCGTCTACCACACTTATAACAGCGGATAAGCTAGCCACAACTCTGGGTGGAACAGAAACTTCTTCACGGACAACGGCTCCGGCCAGTGGTACAAGTCTTTGGATGGAGGCGCTCAGTCAGGGAGGAACAGGCACAACCAACGCCAGTATTCCTGCGCAAAGCGGGAACGGATGGCTCCTCGACTCAGCCCTGCTTGAAAATCAGTCCATGAACTCAGGGAACTGGTCAGCCTCCGTCGCGGTGCGGGACTTTACACGATCTCTTACGCTCGGAAATATGACTATTCGCTTCTCTAAGCGCTCTTCTGGAGGAGTCTACACCACCATCGGGTCTTTAACACTTGCCAGTCCCGCTGTCACAACATCCAGATCTGTGTTTGCATTTAGCGCCACGGCTCTCTCAGGGGTCTCATTCGTGACTGGGGATAAGTTATACCTGGACTTCTTCTACCAATCATCTGGAACGGCCGGATGGGCCAGTGATGCGATGGACATTTTTATCACGACGGCAAGTACAGCAGGTCTGGCCTCTGACTTGCAGGCAGCCACCCCTGGATATACTGCAACACCGAATTATTATGCAACCGTGCTGCGAGATAATCCTATCCGTCTGTACAAACTCAACGAGACAAGCGGAACATCTGTCACGGATTACGGGTCGCAGGCGCAAAATGGCACCCTTCACGGCACGGTCACCCTCAATCAAGCGAGCATGATCCCCTCAAACGCAGCAGACGGTTCCATGCTCTTTGATGGTACGACCGGATACATGCAAGCTGCAACGACAGGGCTTCCAACAGGTGCTCAGGTCTGGAGCATGGAGGGGTGGATTACGATGCCAACGGTGCCTGCAACGGGCATCCACATTATGGCTGAGTGGGGAACCAATACCTCCAATGAGGCGGCGGCTATTGGCATCTTTACGGGGGTCATCCGCTTAAATACCTACTCCGCCAATAACATTCTCGGCCCAACTGCCGTGAATGGAACAACCTATTATATTGTTGGCACGTACGATGGCACGAACCTGCGCCTTTATGTGAACGGTGCCCTGCAAGGATCGCCGCTTGCAGCAACGCCTGCAATTGCGCTGACCTATTGCTACATTGGAACGGAGGATAATGCGGCGGATGACTTCTTCAGCGGGAAAATTCAGGGGGTTGCTTTCTACAATACTGTCCTAAGCGCTACTCAAGTCTCTACCCACTACAATGCGGGTATCACGATATTTTCTCCGCAAGGGGCCATTGCCTCCCCTGAATTGAAAGCAGGAGTCATCACAGGAGGGATTAATAGTTAATGCCTGTACTCACCATTCCCCGCACATTTGGGGGAACCCTTTTGATCACCCTGGCAGGGCCAACGAGCCAGATGGCATCTCTGGCAATTACGGCACTGTTCCGTGATGGTCAAATGGGAGGTGTATGGCGTGATGGTGAAGTTTCATCGCTTGGGCGTGATGGACAGGTTCAGGCGAGATCTCGTGACGGTGAAGTGTCTTCAGCCGGGCGTGATGGGGTGATTGTGATGGGAGGGAGGTAGCACGTGCCAATTAGCCCGTGGGCGCTTGGGCAACTCAGTCCTGTTTGGACCATCGTCATGGCAAGAGACAGCAAACCAATGGATCTCACGGGTGTGACCACGAATCAATTGAGTTTGCTCATCTATAACGCCAATCATGTGCAGATAGGTACGGGAGCAGGCACCTTTGTGATTGTTGATGTCAATCCAGGGGTCGTGACATATCAATTGGTTTCTGCTGACCTTCCGCTCACGACTGGCACCTATTACTTACGTGTGAAGATCAACTTTAATAATGTCTCGCCTGACATGAGCGATTACATCAACTGGGTCATCCAGGCGTGAGGAATAGAGGAGAAAGGTGGTGAGTGTATGGCGGATGGACTAATCAATGTTGCTTTTGATGCAGCGTCACTTGGGATCATTGACCATCTCGGTCAGTTCGGAACATTTCTTGAACCTGAGATAGCGTCAGCTATGACCAAGATTGGCGATCTATTAGTGGCTGCGGCCGAGGCAAACACATGGACCGCCTTCCAAAATCCCACGGGGCATCTCGCCTCTCAAATTGCCGCACAACTCCAAGGTCCGCTAGAAGTGATTATCACGGTAGATGTTCCCTATGCCTGGAGGCTGGAGGAGGGCTTCCACGGGGCTGATTCTCTAGGGCGTGTCTACGACGAAGTTGCTGAACCGTACGCCATGCCCGCATTGATGGCAAACGAAGATGAGATTATGGTAATCGTGGGGCTTGCTACTGCTGAAGCGTTTGCTTCGATGGGTGGGGGGGTGTAGAGTGCCAGCACCGAATCAGCCTTCAACGATTGCGGTTGCTCAGGCAATAGCAGGTTTTGCACAGTCCCTTGTCTATCCTTCAGGGATCTTGGTGTATAGCATCGTTTCACTGGGTGAGCAAAAGGACATTACCACAAATGTAGCAGGAGGAAATGCGTGCTTGGAGGTCTATGCAAACAAGGATGATTCACAACGGCATGCCTTCGGAGGCAAAATTTGGGATGAGCAGACATGGTTTCTGCTCTCCCTTGTCGGGCTGGACAATGCACAAGCAGCAGAGACCTTGATCTATGCCGTACGTGATGCGCTTGTTCAACCATTTCAGACCCATGCAACCCTCGGAAATGCAGGCAGCGTCTTTCACGCGCAACTCAAGCCGGGAACAGGAAGGTTCCTCAAAGTACTGCGAAATGGGCAATGGCTGCGAGCACATTTAGTCGAGGTGATGTCACGTTCAGAATGGTTTGTTATAACACCACCGGGAATAACAGCATGAGTATACAAACATATAGTTTTTATGGGTCAAGTGGTGTGATCCCTGGCGTCCCTGGACAATTCAGTGCAGGAACATGGGTCACGATTGATACGACAACCATGCAGATTACTGCCCAGGGGTTTCTGGCACCCATCTTCTCACCATCGGTGAGTGATGTGGATGAGACCTTTATGGACTATGGCGAGGCTGGTGTTATTCCAGAGGTCGCCAATCAACCCATAGATGCAGGGCAGATTGAGGTGGTTGACGCAACCACAGATACGGTGGTCAGTGATCACTTTTTGCCATCATCATAGAGACATGTTGTCTTTTATTCTGTTCATAGTGTGAAGGCTACCTCTTGTGAGGTGGTGGGAGATGGAAGGGAGAACATAAGAGTATGCCTATTTCGGCCACCGCTGCACGCGGAATCGTTGATATTATGCTAGAGGCGAATAACGGTGAACAGTTATTACTTGCCTCTACTCCGGTTATTGCAACAATAACCGGCATCACTGCTCCTAGTGGTAGTACGGGTATGAGATTTCACATACGCATTACCAATTGGACGGCTTCTGGGACCGTGACGATTACTGGCACTGGCACACCAGGCAACACGGAGACCTACAACATTGCCGCTCCAACTGCTCAACAGACCCAGAGTGCGCAGTTAGCAAGCAATGAGTATGTCAGTGTGAATGCCTACACGGCAATCACGAATATTACCACCACTGGACTCACCAACGGCACTATCACTGTGTATGGTATTTACGCTGGCAAGTTTACCGTGCCTTCCATCATGACCTCCAACCGTGTGGTGAAAGTCTATAGCCCGAACGAGCACAATAGTTTCCTGGAGCGTGACAAGAAGATCCTTCACCTTGTGAACAACACGACTGTTGATCTCAAGCAAGACGTCTACGCGGATTTGAGCTTGTGGTGGCCCTACATGATGATGGGGGCACCTACCATCACGACGTTGCCATCCACACCCACGTCGCTCTTTGCTGCTGCTGCCATCTCGGCAACCCAGTCTCTGACGACACAGCCAACGGCACCGGGCATGAAGCTCATCTTTACCATTACTGCCTTTACCGTTGCAGGAACATTGACCATTGCCGGGACATCCTATGGTCAAGCAGTGACCGAAACAATTTCCATCACTGCTGCCGGTACCTACTACTCTAGCAATGTCTATTCTGCGGTGAATGCTTCTGGTATTACCAACGCCACGACGGCTGCGACGATGGCGATAACTGGCGTCTATGGCTGGCAGTTGGTCTTCTTATCAGGCGGCAACCTCTATAGTGCAGCGATTGAGTGGTACGACGGTGCAGGCTCATGGACGCATCCATTCTCCTTCGCCACTGAGGGCGATTTCGATATCAAGGTCCAGACGGAGGCGACCCTGACCCTCAAAGGCAAGGCACAAGACAAATTGCCAATTGGCGATAGAACGACGACCCCACTTACGGGCGTGAATCGTATCGCCTCCATCGGTGCCAACCTCAACGATGAGCCAATTGTGGGATGGCAAAGTGCTGTGTATCTTGACCCTATTACGGGCACGTCGCAAACGACCGCCTTTATACACTGCGAGGAGTTAAAGGTCGCCCTCAAGGTGCCGCAAGAAGATCATTTTACCTTTACGAATAGCCAGAACTACAACAGGGCCTATGCCGTCAAGCGGGAATGCACCTGTGAGGCCGTCCTCGATTTCATCGATATGCTGCAGTGGGAACAATTCAGGCAAAACCTCAAGCAGTACCTCGCCTTCCAGTTTTTGGGTCAGTACATCGGGACCACGGGTGGGTCAGCGCAATTCAAAAGTTGGACTTGGACGCTTCCTGTCCGAAGTGATGGGCAATTCGATGTGACCTCTGATCCAGCAAAGGGCAACGTGCAAGCCAAGGCGATGTTTAGGACGGAATATGATTCGTCACTGGGGGGGAGCTACAAACTCGTGGTGGTTACACAACTTCCGCCTACCTACCCCGCGTGATCTGACCATAAAGTAGGAGCATCAGAAGGAGGTAATTTTTTTATGGCATTTCGCTTTTTGTGTGCTAAGGACATCTTAGCACGGGTTTCAGGCGAGGGTTTTCGCCCTCGACTAGCATTGCCTATGGCACGACAATGCTCTTCAGAAAGTTTCCTCCCTTTGAGCGAGGTGGACGTTTTTGCCCGTGTCTCATCTGACTTTTTCCGCCCTCTGCTTGCCTTAGCCATATTAGCACGGGCTTCAGCAGAAAAAGGTTTACGCTTTACGCCTTTCTTTGCTTCAGATATGTTTTTGCATTCTTCCTGTGATTTCACACGTCCTTTATGGGCTTTTGAGATTTTAGCACGAGCTTCTAGTGAGGGCGTCACACCTTTCATGCCTGCTCGTATGTTTTCTTTCCATTCGGAAGAAAAAGGTGGGCGTTTTCGACCTTTTGTCGTAGCAGACATCTTAGCTTTGGTTTCATCCGATAAATGCTTTCCCTTATTCGCTTCGGAAAGTCTTTGCGCTAAATCAGTTGTCGCGTACGCATTTCTCACGCTCGCAGAAATCTTTGCCCTGATCTCTGGTGTCAATGATTTCATTCCAATTCCACCCGGAGCTTCATTTGTGAGAGGTGCTCCTTGAGAACGGTAGTATTGAATCCAGTATTGCTCACGCTCTTGCCATTCATCGACAGAGACTTCATCGATGATATCCAGGAGTGGTTCCAATCCGAGCGATTTGAGATGTTTGACCCAGCGGCCTCTATGTGTCGCTTCTTCGCTATTCCTAATATGTACTCTCAATCGGTGCTGGGGATCATTCGACTTGCCCACGTATCGAACTTCGCGTGTGACAGGATCGCTAAGGATGTATATCCAGGTAGTTTGAGGGAGAGGGTTGTCCAATTGATCATGAGGTGGTACAGTGTCCACGATATGTCTCCTTATACAGACGTATCCACGCCAGGGGATGGGTCCAACCATCGCTCTGGCACAACATTTTACCTCCTCAGTATACCACATACCAAACATTCGTTCAAGCAATTTCACCGTATAATTTCTTGTTTTTCGTTACTCAAAAACAGAAAACAAGAAGGGCGATACTAATTAAGATGATGTTGATAGAAGTGATGAGGAGAGAACAACATGGGTGCATTTGATGATGCAGCGAATATTCTGCTGCCAGATCCGAGCGATACAGAAGGGTCAGCAGCATTCCGTCGAAAGTGGGGATGGGATGCACACGAGCAGGTCATCCTGAAAGGGGCGTACACGGCAGGAGATCTCGAAGCCGTTTCCAATGCTGTGCTCGTGAGTGGAAAGAGGGGCGAGAGCATTATGCAGGCAGGAGCGACTCGCATTAAGTTGCTTGATCGTCTCATTCTCGATTGGACCTTTGCTCGCAATGGGGTCAAGGTGCCAAAGACACTCGATGCCATCAGACGTCTTCCTGCAAACTACACCACGCCCATTCTTGAGGCCTGTGACAAGTTGGCATCAGCCATGAATGAGGAGGAGCAGGAGGATTTTTTGGACTTTGTGAACGGGCATTCCTCGGACGACTCCGTACCGATGAAACTGCTCCAGAAGCGATCATAGAGGCAGAGTTGTGGCCGCTCTTTGGTGGCTATTGGGGGTACCAGGCGGCACCAGTACGCAAAACCATCGAGCAGCGTCTGGTCTTCTTTGCTCGCACGTCAGCGGAGAAGCAAATCCAAGAAAGACAAGAAGCGGAATATCGGCTACAGACGCGATAAGTGGCGTAGAAGGTGATAAGTGGCAGCAGGTGACATCGCAATACAAATGACGATCACGGCGGTGGATGCCGCGTCATCGATTGTGGGGAATATCGCTGACAGCCTCTCAAAACTTCCTGGTGGACTGGGAGTAGTGGCTGGTGCTGCGGTCGCGGCTGGTGCTGCCATTGTGGGTATCGGGGCGAGCGCTGCCACTGCTGCTGGAAATTTTGAACAATCTATGGAGCGTCTTGTGACGAGCGCGGGAGAGTCACAAAACAACATCAAGATGCTCAGTGACGGTATTCTGCAAATGTCGGTTGATACGGGCACATCTACGGATCAGCTCGCTGCCGGAATGTATTATATCGAGAGCAGCGGCATCCGCGCCGCCAGCGGCCTTGCTGCCCTGAAGGTGGCTGCGGAGGGTGCAAAGTCAGAAAATGCCGACCTGACCACTGTTTCCAAGGCACTCACGGCGGTCCTCACTGACTATCACATGAAAGTTGATGATGCGGCATCTGCAACGGCGTCATCAACTGCTGTGATGAACGGTTTAATTAAGATAGTCCAGAATGGGAAGACTAACCTTCAGGAATTAAGTGCATCTATGGGGGCGGTTCTCCCAACTGCTTCCTCTCTGGGTATCTCATTCTCACAAGTAGCCGGTGTGATGGATGTTATGACGAATGCCAGCATTCCTGCCCAACAGGCTGCGCAAAACCTTAGCCACGTACTCCTTGCGCTCTCTGCACCCGCTGCCAAGGCGGTAACTGCGATGAAGGATGTTGGACTCTCTGCTCAAGAAGTGAAAGATGCTCTGGTGACCAAAGGACTTCCTGCGGCTCTTCAATTGATCGAAGACCACATCGGCAAACACCTCCCGGCAGGTTCCTATCAGGCTGAACAGGCCCTCAAAGCAATTACGGGCGGTATTATGGGCTTCAAGGAGGCAGCAATTCTTACCGGGCCGAATCTCAAAGTTGCGGAGGACGATATCAAAGCCGTTGCTGCCGCAATGGGGGATGCCAGTAATGGCGTCATGGGATGGGATATTGTTCAGGGCGAGTTCAACTTCAAGCTGGACCAGGCAAAGGCCGCTCTCAATGCTTTCATGATTGCCATTGGAGAGAAATTGTTGCCGCTTCTTACCCCGCTCGTTGAGGGGTTTACCAACTTTGTCTCTACCATTACGCAGTGGGTACAGGGGATCGGAGATGCCACAGCATCTGGGTCGAAGTTCAATGACATCGGGCAACTCATCACCAGTACGTTTACTATTATAAGTAATATCTTCTTCCATATCGGGGAGATTCTTCACACCATTTTCGCGCCTGCCTTTGAGATGGCGCAGACCGCCATCAGCAACTTCATGAACAATGGCCTTGCACAGGTTCTTGAAGGGCTGAACATGTTTCTTCTGAGAATTGATCAGGCGGTGGGAGCCTTCTCCAAGTGGCTTGCTGCGTCCGGGTTGGTGCAGAATGCACTCCAAGCCATAGGGGAGGTCATCACCCTTGTCTCCTCCTCTTTTGACAGTCTCACGTCCTCCGCTTTTAGCTGGGGGGCGAACATGATGACAGGCTTCGAAAACGGGATCATCTCTGTCATCAATAACATTATCTCCGTGGTAGAGCAGGTTGCCCAAGAAATCGCCAATTATCTCGGATTTGGATCACCTACCAAAAAAGGGCCAGGGTCCACGCTCAATTCCTGGGGCCAGGGTATGATGCAGGGTCTAGCTCAAGGAATCACTGCAAGCATACCACTTGTCACCACTGCTGTGAATCAGGTGGCGGGAACACTCAGCGGAGCATTATCAGGAAGCGGTGGAACGGGGATACCATCCGCCAGTTCCATGATGATCGACCCGCTGACAGGAGATAAGCGCAAAGTTACGGAAACATCCAATGCCAGAACTTCTACCAACGCGATCAAAGGGTCTGGTAATGCCATCACGAGCAGTCTTTCATCGGGGATATCGTCAGGGACGAGTCATGTGAGTACTGCGGTCAATGCTGTTGGATCACAGTTGAGCACCCTTTGTAGTAAGCATGCCCAGTCTACCAGCAACTGCGCTGCGCATGCACTTACCACAGGACTTGCCGCCAAACTGCATGCAGGAAAGGGTGTTGTGGGGGCAGCAGCTCATGCCGTTGGGTCACAACTCTCAGCCGTCGATAAAGCCGCTGAAGCAGCCGCGAAGAGGGCAGCGGCTGCAAAGCTTGCGGCAGAGAAAAAGGCAGCAGCAGAAGCCGCCAAAGCCGCGAAGGCAGCAGCGAAACTGGGACCAGCACCGGTAGCAGGAGCCTCGCCCGTACAAGATATCTTAGGCAGTGATGCGATCCAGAAGGCGGTAGCACCTATCACAAAGGCGGCACAAGATGCTGCCAAGGCGGTCACAGGGGCACTTGGACCCGCTGCGACCTTCGTCAAAAACGCGTGGAAGGACGTGTCAGCATTCTTTACACAAGTTGCGGCAAACCTGAAACAGGCATGGCAGTCGATGCTGCCAGGATTGCAGGATATCTGGCGAGTTGTCCAGCAACAACTGGTTCCAGCACTGAAGGAACTCTGGACCTCGATTCAGCCAGGTGTCGCGCTTATTGGACAAATAGCTGGTGGACTCGTCGTGGGTGCCGTTGCATTTGCGAAATGGGCCACCTCTGCCAGTACGCTCAAGCCCATCTGGGATTTTTTGGTCGTTACGACAAAGATTATTATCTCGATTCTCTCAACGCTCATCCATACCATTGCTGATGCCCTTGCACCTGTCTTCAAGCAACTCTCAGATACGTTCAATTCACAGCTCAAGCCAGCATGGGATGACATGATAAAGTCCATTCAACCATCGATCCCATTTTGGACGATGCTTGCCCATGCGATTGGTGGACTCCTCGTCATTGCTATTGGCGTACTCATGGCGGTTTTAGGCGGAGTGATTAAAGGTCTTGGAGGGCTTTTGGCAGGTCTCATTCAAGCCGTTGGGGGCATCGTCCAGATCGTGAGTGGGTTCGTTCAAATCATTAGTGGCATTCTTGCCATGATCTACGACCTGTTCACCGGCAATTGGAGCAAACTGCAAAAGGATAATGATACTGTCTGGAATGGCATCGTCGATGTGATCAAGGGTGTCTGGAACCTCATTGTCGGCATCTTCAAGGGGGCCATTGATTTCGTCGTAGGAACGACCACGGGGTTCGTTCAAACGATCATCAAGTTTTTCCAAAACCTCTCTGATACCCTGGTTGGACACTCCATTATCCCTGATATGGTCAATGGCATCATTTGGTATTTCAAAGACCTCTGGAAAAATATCGTGACGCTGGTTTCTGATCTTGTGAAATGGGTGATCAAGCAGTTCCTCGTCCTCCGAGACCAGGCATTTGTCTACTGGAATGCTCTCTATACAGGAATCGTCGATGTACTGAAGCTTATTCAGAACGGCGTCCAATATGCCATCTCCTTTATCGTGAACTGGCTCCAGAAGCAGTGGCAGACCCTACAGACAAACGTCAAGACGGCATGGGACGCCGTCAACTCAGGGATTACCGCCGTACTAAAACTCATCCAGAACGGTATCCAATCAGCGATCACCTCCATTCTCATCTGGCTCCAGAAGCAGTGGCAAGCGTTCCAGACGAATGTGCAGCTCGCATGGACCGGAGTGCAGAACATCATCAAGAATGCGACGGCAGGGATCTCGACGTGGCTCGGGACGTGGATCGGCGGACTTATCGCCAGTGCCGTACAGTGGGGGACGAACCTTATGAAGTCGTTCGCCGACTCGATCACCAAGGGGGTCGCATCGGTAACGACAGCGGTGACGGGCGTTGCCAACAAGATCAAAGCCTTCCTGGGCATTCATTCCCCAGCGGAAGAGGGTCCGCTTTCAACCTCCGACCAATGGATGCCTCATTTTATGGCGATGCTTGCGAACGGAATCAAGGCAAACACTCCGAAGGTGACGGTTGCCGTTACCGGGGTCGCCACTCAATTTACTACCCTGAATAAGCAGGCCGATACCTCCGTCAACGCCATAAACACGAAAATAGGAACGCTGAGCACAACCTTTTCGACAACGAGCAGCAAAATAACCTCCAATTTGAATATCCTTACGTCGCAGATCAAGACTTCATCTGATAACATCAACCGATCGGTGCAGAGCGTCTCCTCGAATACGGAAACGGTCAGTAGCCAGGTAGGGTCAAGTTGGCACTACATCGGGTGGGTCTGCACCACATCGAGCACGCTCGTCCAGCAAGCAAACACTGACACAGCAAGGAGTTGCCAACAAGCCTCTTCACAAGTCTCTATCACGATCGGTGACACAAAAGCTGATTACGTGTCATTCGAGGAAACCGTCAATACCACCATGCGGGGAATCACGAAAAACATGGACGATGGGTTGGCAAACTTTAATGGCACCATGTCCAAGTGGAGCGACGGCATGAAGCAGTGGACCGACGACCTCCAGAAGAACCTCAACGGCTTTTTCGATAGCAACGGACCAACCAGTAAGGCGATCACGAAGTGGATGGACGATATGCAGCAGAAGTTGAATACATGGAAGGATAACCTCTTCAAAACCATAGGCGACTCTGTGAGCAATTTCTTTTCGAATATGAATAAATCCTTTGCTCAAGGTATCCAAGCCGCGCAATCCGCTGCACAGCAGATCGCCAACCTGCTCGGACACAGTAAGCCGAAGGAGGGACCCCTCAAGGATGACGATGAGTGGGGAGAACACTTCATCCACAACATCGTCAAGGGGATACGTTCTGGTATCCCTGAAGTGCAAGCAGTCTCCAATCAGTTGGCGGGGATACTGGTTGGCGGTCTTGCGCCTTCTTCTAGCGCCTTCGCCCTTCCAGGAGGCAGGTCACCAGGGAACCCCATGATGATCTATGTCTCCCTTGATGGCAAAACCATTGGAAAGTGTGTTACCAAATATCAAGAGAGGGAGCTAAGAGTCCAAGGAGTGGTTCGCAACACATAATAATACAAGTATTGTATATGTGGAAGGGAGTAAGATGTAATACATGGCGGCAACCTGTACCATTGGTGGTGTGGCTTATATTATGATCGAGGATCAGCATGATCTAACCAATGCGCTCGATGAGCGGCAACGGTTTAAGTGTGACATCATCGATTATGCTGGTACTGCGCATTTTGTGAAGGGTGAGCAGGTTGTTGTCTCCGATCCCGTCCTCGGTATTATCTTCAACGGTTACGTCAGCTCTGATAAGGAAATCCCACAATATCCGTCAGGCGCGATCCTGCACTCCATCGACTGTATTGACCAGCACTATCTTGCCGACAAGCGCACATACACGCGCACATACACCACACCGTCTCTGGCAGGTAAGATCGCGGTGGATCACCTCCATGATGTGTTGCTGGCAGAAGGGGTCACACAGAATTTTGCAGAGCACTTTGATACGACTCCGACCGATTTTAGTCAGGGCATCATTACCAGCACTATCGGAGCATCAAATGTTGGGGACGGGGATCTGGAGCTGGCACCTGCTGGAAGCAACGTCACGATCTTAGAGCAAACAACGGCAGACTTCTCCACAGGTACCCTATCGAACGTTACTGCTGTCAGCAATACGTTGACCCCAACGACCGTCAGTGGGCTAGCCGTCACCGCAACGCTCCCCTTTGGGATCGCGGGCGCATTTCTCAATGTCAACTTCTGGGGTGGAAGCAAAGCACTTGGGACCAGCGATACTTTCAATTACGACATCTGGATTGCCAGCACCTCCCCACAAATTATGTGTACGGTAGGATTGATTTTTAACGACGGAACGACGGCAACGGGCATTGTGGACCAGAATAACCTCGCCATCGATGCGACTACCGACCTCACCAATTACGCGAAAGACAAGTGGTACACGCGTAACATCTCGACGACGACCTATAATGGCAAGACCATCGCCAATGTCTTCGTCGGGTTCGGCGGGACCTCGCAGGGAACCTATACGGTCTACGTCAAAAACGTGTACTTGACCAGTGCTTCCGGGAGTCCATTTTTCAGCACGACGGCCGTGGCAACCCAACTCAACCCCATGCAGGTCATTTCCTATTCATACTATACAGCAGCACTCACGACAGGAACGGTCATTCCCGTCTTCGATCCGGCTACCTCAATGCGCACCAGTCCATCACACAGCATTAGCGCGGTACAGTTGCTTGGTTCATCTGTAGTTACATGGGTAGCAGGAACACCAGGAACATCTGGATTCAATCTCAATGTCTCCTATGACGGAGGAGTGACCTACCAGCATTGCACCAATAACTCCGCTCTCCCAGGACTCCCTTCAGGATCAAATGTGGCTGGACTCAACATCATCTTACAAGAAACCTTTGGAGCTGGTACCAACCCCAGCTTGCTCCCCAACCTACAACTTGTCAATATTGTTCTGAACTCCGCGCCAAATGCGACGAAATCAGATATCGTGACCACTTTTGCAACCCAAACAGCCTGGAATACTGGAACGTATGTCAACACACAGGCACTGGTCAATGGGGATCTCGAACCTATTATTGTCACCCGTGACTGGAACAATCACTCAACATCTGGGCAAACCTTCTTCTTAATTCACGGAGGTATTACAGAGTCAGCGTCAACGGGCGCCTACGTCATGACGATGACACATTATTCTGGCTCTGTGAACTATGCCCAATCACGTCTTGACTTTATTGGTTCAGTTGCGGACTTCATTCTTGATATCGATACGGCCTGCACCGCGTCTGGAAGTTTTGTTGGTATTACCTATCGGCAAACGTATTGGAGCAGTCCCAGTCTGGGATCATACGGCTACCTTGTTCAGTACACAGGTGCTCAATTGTGGCTCTGGCGCGGTTCCAACTCATCTAGTTCATCGGCAACCATGCTGGCGAGTGTCTCTTTTACGAATCTCTCGACACACTTGCGTATCGTCGTGAGCGGAGGATCACACCAAATCTACGCGGGGAATGCAACAACACCAACGATTTCTGTTTTCGACAGCACGTATACGTCTGCGGGAAACATTGCACTGTATGGTGAGAACTCAAGTCCCACTATTGACGGGTCCGCCACGTGGGACAATCTTGTTCTCACGTATCCAGGCAACGCTACGTGGCAAGGACCTTCAACATCGATTAGTAGTCTAGGAACATGCGGGTTATCAGCCTTGACATGGGTAGAAGTCAATACGGGAAATTCACTCCAAGCTGCTGTTTCCATCGAGTCAAGTGTTGATGGGGGATCAACATATCAAGTCTGTACCAACGGAGGTCCCATCCCGAACCTGCCTTCGGGTACGAACGTATCAGGGAAAAGCGTCAAGCTTCTCATCTCATTCACATATTCGAGCACAGCACTTCCTCCAATTGTTCGCCAACTCGTCTGGCGCGTACTTGGTCAATACCCTGGCTCATCTGGCAATCGCACAACTGCGCCACTCGGCAATGATACGATGGTGCGTGCCAACGTCGTATCAGGCTTCGGGACCGGATTTGACTCGCAGACCTACACACAGGTTGGCACTGGCACCACTAGCCTCACCTCCAATGAGGCGGCAATAGCCAATACCACAGGCGATGTCCACATGATCTACGGGTCACGAACCTGGACAGACGAGGACGGCACAGTACGATTCCTGTTATCGGCAGCAACGATCTCAGCAGGGATTGAATTGCGCTACACCGACACCAACAACTTCTACCGATTGCAGGCATCAACCACCACTGTGAGTATCGTCAAAAAACAAGCGGGTATCTCACAGACATTGGCATCGGTAAGTATGACGATAACAACTGGAACATGGTATCGCATGAGATTCCGCGTCACAGGAGCGACACAACCATTGCTTCAAGGCAATGTCTGGCTCGATGGAACGCTCGAAAATACGATCAGTCCAGTCACTGGACTATGGAATAACAGCAACTGGACCATACAAGCAGCAGGGTAAATGGGAGGTAAAAGAGGTGGCGGATTATACAACCATCAACATGCAGTACCAGACAGGTACTGATGCAAGTCCAGTTTGGACAGGAACTGCGATTAGTCTCAGCGGATCGGCGGGTGCAAACGAGTTCCGTATGGCAATTACTGGAGGGGGTACAAGCATCGCATCAGCGTCATGGCCGTTTATGGCAAAGCCAGGAAGCGGCACGACAGCAGTCACCTCACTCTACGCTTATACGGCAGACACAACAGGACTTCAGGTCACAACCTATACAGGCGATAATACCAAGGCACGCGTTCTGCGTTGGAACTTCGATAATACAGGGAACCCCGTGACCGCTATGCAGGTAGGGGCATTTGCTAATAGCACACATACAGCCCCTTCACCGGGTACACAACCACCTGGGGCAAATAATGATGCATTCACCAATGGACATGCCACGGACACAAGTAGTAGAAGTTATATCAAGTTTAACCTCTACGGATCTGGATTAACCGCTGGAGGATCACAAGAAACGCCATCGGCAGGAACAGTAGGAACACTGCCTACGGCTACAACTGGCACTACTGGATCAGTCACAACCACTGCCGGAAACTGGTTAAATACCAATGGGGCATGGCAAGATGCGCAAGGTTTTACGGATTACATTACAGGTGTAGCAATACCGCAAACGGCAACGGCGTTCTTTTGGTACATGACGGTTATATTCTGGATCGGCGCGAACATTACTGCGGGCAGTTGGACGCCCTTGATAACATTGCAGTATAGCTACAGTTGAACATCATAGTTATACTGCAACTTTGACGAGGAGGATCGGTAGAGAAGGTATGTACGTGGGGGTAGATGATGGGATTGGTTGAAGAGTTACTAGGGTGCCCTCTCTTAGAGATTACACGCTCCTACTGGGCAGTCAAACTCACAACAGGTGAATGGATCTGCGAGGCACGTGTCAAGACCGACCTCTATAACGGTACTGAGCGCCAGTTCGATTGGTCGAACGATTTAGTTGCGAATGAAGACGTGCTCAAAATCACCCAACTCTGGCTTCTCTGCCCGCCCTCAAAGACTTCACCTCTTGGCAATACAGCGTATCTCACCATCGGCGAGCCAGGGACTGCCTTTCAGTTCAAGGTGGCAACAGCAGATAGCAACGTCGCCATGACTGCACGTAGTCTCCAGATACACGTCATAGGCAAAGTTACCAACAAAGAGACGGGCGATTGTGATGTCTTCGCATGGGATGATGCGGAGCAGGGCCTGATCACTCCTCAAACAATGATTTACGACCCGCTTACCGGAGGTGCAAAGCGAGACGCATCAGGCAACCTGATCTACGCAGGGAAGACCAACATCTACAACTTTCACTCGTGGAGACCAGATTCTCTAGCTCCTTTAGGGAGATTAGAACTCAGAACTGTGGGGGTCAGAGTATAACATGACGGCTCTCACTGAATATCTTACAGTTACCGTTGCCACGACCGTTGCGACAGCCAACACGCTGATCGAGAACGCCACCACGGGCGCAACACTGCTCAACAAGAATACCAATCTCACGTCTGGCACGACTGGATGGATTGAAATTCTCTCGCAAGGCGGAACCTTTGGTGCGGGCGTTGGGTCGGAACCTGCACCTTCTGCGAAAGGATGGATTGACGACGGGACAGGTCTCGTTGGAAATCACTTCTCAGCGGGTACGTGGAGCTTCTCGCTGGGATTCGAAACCACTACCACTGGAACATTCACCGCTGATGTTCACTTTAGAGCATACCAAAGATCGTCAGGTGGCACCTATACCCTGATAGCAGAAGCCACCGCTTCTGGACAAACCATTATCTCCACCAGCTATACGGTCGTCAATGCCTCAGTCAGTGCCGCTGCATCTGCCACGTTTGTGACCGGGGACAAACTCTACATTGACTGCCTCATGAATATTTCCACGAATGGGACGACTGGAAATATGCGCATGCAGGATGCCAATAGCGCTACCGTTGGCTCTACCAGTGCGCAGGCAGTCACACCAGGATATATCTCCAGTACTCAGGTCAACAAGGATATCGTCATTCGTGGACGTATCCAACAACTCATCAATAAAGATGTTGTGCTTCGTGGACGTATCCAGCAACTGGTCAATAAAGACATCAAGTTGCGTGGCAATGTTGGATTGTCAGCCACCAAAGACATCAAGTTGCGTGGTGTGATTGCCGCGTCAGGGATCAAGGACATCAGGGTCCGTGGACGCATCCAACAACTGGTTAGCAAGGATATCACGCTCAGAGGACGTACGGCGAATACGGTGAGCAAGGATATCGCGCTCAGAGGGAAGATTACCGGTCCACCCCTGACTTCCGGTGGATTCACTCTTTTTGCTAACGGCACCGGAACCGCACAATACGACCACTTCAGAGTAACTGAGTATCCAGATCCTGCCCTTAGCTTAGCACCGATTACGCCGCGAGTAGGGACAACGCTGGTCTCGTGGAACGCACTCACACCGACCAATACCACTCTTGGAATGGATATCAGTCTGGATGGGGTCAACTGGACGGATGTCACATCAGGGAACAATGGGAGTCTGCCGGGGATTTACTCACAGGTTGATCCCGTAACCGATGGCTTTGATATGGACACCACGATCAACTACACCTCTACGTTCCGCACAGGCGGATCAGTTGCGATCATTACCTATGATACCCTTCATAGTCGGCTCATCCTCACTGGCGGGACGAATGCCATCTATGCCTATTCTGCCATCAGTCGCGCCGATGTGGACTTCTTTGCAGACCTAGACCAAAGCGATGCAGGCGGTTTGGTCTGGCGCTTCGTGGATCAGAATAATTACTATTGGCTAGACATTAACGATAGCCTCACCAGCATTGGAGCAAATACCATCACGCTCTATAAGGTAGCATCCAACGTTCAAACACAACTCGGAACCGCTGCTATTTCCTATACCGTGGGAACATCCTCCAATAACTATACCGTCACTTTCACCAGAGGAACCTACCACCGTTTCCGGGTCTCCATGCTCATGGGTGTAATCACCGTCTATGTGGACGGGAATGCACTCATTACGTATACCGATGGCTCACCACTAGGCGCTGGTCTGATGGGTCTCTACAACAACGGTGGGACGATAGGGAGCAGGTACTACCAGTTGTGGATGACGCCCCAAGGAGATTACGTCACAGGTACTCCCGTTTACGACATCGTTACAGGTGATTTCGTGTACACCAGGGCACGCCTGGCAACCACTGACCCAAGCGTCACTCCTCAAGTCCTGGATATGACCACGATGGCAATGACACCAGCTATTGGAGCAGGGTCTAGTATTCCATCGGTGACCTATAACGCCACGCTTGTCAGTAAAAACTTCGATGACCTGGCAAAACAGAGCAATTATAGTTGGTACATTGACCAAAATAAGACGTTCAACTTCCGCTCACGTGCTTCTATTGCGGCTCCCTGGATCTTGCAGTCATCTCCATACGGGTTGGTCGCAAACGTAGACCTGGAAGTGTCTTCAAACCTTGAGTTGGATGTTGGCAATGACCTCTATCGCAATCGTCAGATCGTGCTCGGAGCAACGGATACCGCTACCTTCGTCGAAACCAAGATCGGCGATGGGAACACGCGTTCCTGGACAATGGGGTATCCATTGGCAGCACAACCGACCATCACCCTCAACGGCGTTGTCATTGCTTCTACGCAAATAGCGCTCAAGGGTGGGACAGGTGCAACCTTTTACTATGCGCTGAACGACCCTGTGATTACGGAGGATGCGGGAAAGACGGTTCTGCAAGCGACTGATCAGCTCGTCGTCACCTACACAGGTCTCTTCGATGTGACCATCACGGTGGATGATCTCACGGAACAGGCAGAGCAGCAGGCTATTGAGGGCGGAACAGGCATCGTGGAAAGCGTGGTGGATGTGACGGGGCAAGGGTACAACAAGAGTGCCGCCACGGCACTTGCCAACCAACTCTTGAGCCGATATGGCATCGCAGGACGCACGCTCATCTTCGACACGACACGGAATGGGTTAGCTGTGGGGCAACTGTTGAGTATATTCCTACCCGAGCAGGGCATCTTTGATGGGCAATTTTTCATCACACAAGTAGAAATTACCCTGATGAAGGGGGGAGCAGACAGTCAGATATGGTGGTACAAGGTCACGGCATCTGAACTACCCAAACAGGCTTCATGGGCCAAACTTCTGGCATCAGGTTTAGGGCTACAGTAGTTTTGTAGGTGTGTCAAAGATAGGGGATGTGTGGTTAGCGGAACGGGAAACAAAGACATGCAGGCACCACAAGATCAGGTAGCACTGTTGCAATTTCGCGTCGATGCACTTGAACGAACCGTGTCGGGGTTTAATCAGCAACTCAATTCCTACGTGCGAGAGCGGGAAAATGACCTGAAGCTCAAAATACTGCAAGATACCGCCAATCATATTGAAGATGAGGTAAACGGTCTCAAAAAAGATATCCGTTCGCAAGGCGATGAGGTGAAGATGCTCAAAGATGAGTTGCAAAAGCGCGATGCATCTCAACGCGAAAGCCAGGATAAACTCCAAATCCGCGTACTCGTCTGGGCGGTAGGTATCTTCATGAGTATCGTTTTGCTGCTCCTAGCAGCGTATTTCTCACATATTCTGCACTAAAGAGGTGTCTTATGAGAGCACGCGTACAGAAAACGACCGTGATGGTGGTTGTCCCGACCATCCTCTTCCTGTTACTCATGCTTATAGGTTTCGATCTCTATCCCGTGGTATCGGGAAATGATGAATTGGTTATTGAACAGCAAGCCTGGCTTCAGGTGGTACGGAATGAATATCTTGCCAAGGATATCCTTATTCTTGCGTATAGACCTGCCACCTATCACTCTCAGGCGGTGAGCGATCTCCAGGTCATTCTCCCTGGCCTCCAGCAAACACAGACTGGACTCCTGAAAGGTGACGCTTCTCTCGGACTTCCAAACAATCCATCGGATGAGGTCAGACAGATACTCCAACGAGCACAATCTGACTACGTTCCTCTTGTGGCAGCACTCAAGGTCATTCTCGCCCATTCTGATGGACCGGTTGACCCAATACAACTTAACATTGTCATGATGCATGAGTATCCCTATTCCGTCACGATGGCTCAACTTGCTATCCTCATTCAGCAACAGGCGGAGGCAACCAATCTTCACCTCCTCATCATTAAGATAAGCATCAAGACGCTGCTTCTTGTAGTGATTAGTGCGCACTATCTGTTCTCAGGGAGAAAGGCGTTCAATAGACTGGTGGAGATAGAAGAGGAGGCGCAGAAGAAGCAAGCGTAGGGTGAGGGTGTGAGTTAGTTGGCACATCCTCTGAAATTCGTTCGCAGTGTGAACAGATGCTACAATAGAGAGTGAGGATGTTGTTGGAAGATGAGAGGATGACCATATGGCGGCTGACGCTCAAAAATTAACTCAGATCACCCTTATCTGTGATGACAAAGGCTATGGGGGCTACCAACCTGGAGAAGTGGGGAGAGTCAAAGATGGGGTCTGGATGGTATGTTGCCCTCTTTGCAATAATTTGGGGGAACTGAGAACTCACCACGTCACAGAACATGACGACCAGACCATCACTATCTCTCCATCGCTAGTATGTCACGGGTCAATCTACGAATCCCCTGGTGTCTACCGCTCTTGTACTGCCCACTACTTTGTTGAGCGCAATCAGATCAGGTGGTGTTAGTATGTCTGACTCTGCTTATGTAACTGCCTACATCCAATCAGAACAACCTACCCCCTTCCGGCCATTCATGTGGCAACTTATCATGCTTACTCAGATTACATGTAGGACAAGACAGGACAACATAATCAACATCGTTGCGCGGACCCTCCTCAATGCGACTCAAAGGGATGGTATGCTCCAAGTGGAAAATGTATTGTCCATTCTTCTTCTCAAACTTAGCATGATCACAAGCACTATAGTAGCATCTGTACTTCTGTGCTTTCAACTTTTGTTGGATTTGTTGTTCAGTAAGAATACCAGGAATAGCTTTCTTTCGTGCTCCACGATTGTGATTATAGGTTTTGTATTTATCTGGATTGTTTTTACAATATGCACGCAGCCGTTGCTTATTCTCTTCAGCATGAGAGTTTCGATAGGCTTTCTGCCTAATCGCATCGTCCTCACGAAACATCTCATGATAAGTCTTACGTTCGATACTAGCACACAGCTTACATCTCGTTTGCACTCCATAACGATGAGTTTTGCTCACATGAAAGTATTCACGCGTAGCAGGCAAAATCCTTTTACATTTAATACATCTTTTATGTCCCATTTCAATAATTTCAACTTCTCTTCTGCGTGGCGTGGCAACACATTTTTTACACCAAGGAAACAAACCATCGGAACGGTTTCTGTCAGAATGAAAGAATTCAGATGTGGAAGGGTGCCAATTCTTACACTTGGTACACCGTTTTTCCCCCAATCGATATTCTCGAACTATGCTGTAACTCTTATTGCCTTTGCATATCTTACAACTGGAATGAAAGCCATCCTTCTTTCTGCTGTCTTTGTGAAAGTAGATGTTTGTTGCGGGGAAAAGTTCTTTACATTTGGAACATTGCTTGAAAGAGGATGTATCGGGTATAGTGTCGCTCATGGAAGATCTCCCAGGTCTTTCATCACGCCAGAGGGTATGTCCAGTACCGCTCTGGCAACAATATTTCTCAATACATCAATTATATCACAAAACAACCTGTAAAGCTAGTTTGTGAATGTTTTGCGGCGTTAAAGATGTTATGTAAGGAGGAATGACGGTTGAAATTTGATAATGATGGGTGGCTGGATGCTGCTCAAGGCTATAACATCAGCGGCAACTCATGGGACAGGGGAGATGTGCCAATTACGCACCTGGTGATTCATGGTACAGCGGGTGGCTCAGATGGGCGAAGTACGCTCATCTATATGAGCAATAATGGCGTTTCAACTCACTTTGTCATCAGCGTAGACGGCACGATCTGGCAAGGTGTGCCATGTCATAGCCGTGCAGCATGGGGAAATGCGCCACTCAAGGCACCAAGCCTCGATTTCGCACGTGCTGATCTCAACCCAAATCTTTGGACAGTCAGTGTAGAATTTTGTAAGCCTGATAACACCAATCAGATCGATATCACTGAGGCACAGAAGGCGTCAGGGTTCCCTCTCATCAAAGCAATCTGCGAACAATATAACATTGCCATGAGACCAGGGGATGGCAATTCTGGCATTATAAGCCACGCAGATATCAATTCTATAGATCGAGCACGCTGTCCCGGCACGTACCCCTGGCCTGACTTATTCAGTTTTCTAGGAAGTGGAGGGGATGAGATGTTACCTATCACCATTGATCAAGTCAGTAACTACTTTGAACAGGCTGGAGATCAGATCTGGAAGTGCAAACAGACCGGTTTCATCATCGGTCATGGTATCCTCGCCTTCTACTGCGCGTTTCGTGTCACTCCACAGGATCTGGGAGGACTAACACATCTGGGACTGCCGAAGAGCGGCGAACAGGGCGTACCAGGCAAGCCAGGAGTCGTGGAGCAGGTGTTTGAGCGTGGCATCCTCGCCTATGACACCGCCCATATCGCAGATAACCCACCGGGTTCTGGTTCAGTGTACCTCGCACATATCAACACCCCTCTTCCAACGCCTGTGCCTGCTCCCACTATTGACGTGAACAAGATCAAAGCGGCCACCCAAGAGATACTGGCAGCCATCGGAGGTCAATCATGAACCCCGCAACCACCTTTGAGTCGTCTCTTCCCTTCATTGCCTTTTTCGTCAGCTACGCCATACAGCAAGAGCACTGGGGAGAATGGGCCAACCTTGGTGTGGCAGGATCAACCATTCTGCTCTCGGCACTCATCACATCCCTGCTTCATGGGCAGATTACGAGCAATGTCCTCGGTGACATAATGGTGGTGGCAACAGCGACAACGGTTCTGCAAGCTGGCTCACTCAAACCATTGCAAGATTACCTCAGAGTGAACTTTCCAACTCTGCCCTCATTCCCAACGCAACCAGCATCGTCAGTGCCTCCACAACCGCCTACAACAAACGTAGCAACGCCATCATCGCCAAAGTCAGATAATACAGCAGGAGGAAGCACACCCACGCCATAGGCTTCACATTGCGAATGATGTTATACTGTAATCAGCATATTC